GAAAGACCGCTATACCTTTGCCTATATCATCGGTCAAGACAATGCCAACAGCTTCGATAAGTGGGTGAACTATGAATTCCTTGAACGAGCCATGCAATTTGTAGTCATCCCGCGCAAAGGCATTCCGTTTGACCAGAACAGCACATGGTATCTTAAACCTCCTCACATCTTCATGGCTGGCGATACCAATATCATGGAAGTTAGTTCTACTCAAGTGCGAGAAACCTTGAAGCGCAATGATTCAACGACAAATCAACTACTCAATCCTGCTGTATTGGCCTATATCAAAGAACATAACTTATATTAGCGGATATTGAATTCTGCTATGCCGTCTTCCAATTTCTTGAATTTGAACTTGGGGCTGAACGTCTCTTGCAGATATTTCGCCAGCCTTTGGGCGTCTTCTTCGCTTCTCATAATTACATGCAGCTTGGAAGATGTGATAAAGTTTGAGCCTCTAAAAGCACCAAGCTTCATATCCAAATCCTTCACGTCAACCTTTTTACTAATCAGGTCTTCCTTCAATGTCTTTTCTAGGCGCTTCAAAATCTTCTCAGCAGCGTCATGTTTCAAATCCTTCATTTTAATACGTAAATCGAAAAATGCCTGTTCGAACAAAGTATTTGGCCTGTCTTTCGAGAGGATATCATTGGCTATTCGAACGATTACTTCTGAATAATTCACTTTATGTCCTCATTGAAGTTGCTATACATGATTATCTTAGCTTGTGCTCCCAATTCTTGCAACCGGTCAATGAGTTTCTTGATGTTTATAGATATGTCACGATTGTCACGCTCACGCAAAGCTTCTCTATTCTCGAACATGAAATTGCCATACGCTTTAATCTTCTTGTCTAGGTGCGCTATGTATTTCTTTAGCTTGATTTGATTCCAACGCTCTATGTCGTGTGGCAATCTAGGTTCTACATTCAAGGGTGAGACTTCTTGTTTGTTCCCCAAGGAAGGGGGGGTTGAATAAATCTCCCCCTTCCTCAAACACATTGAAGGTATAAGCTAGAACCAATCGTTCTTCAATGGCTTTCTTGTTCATACTAATCCCATTCAACAGTGATGCCTAGCTTCTTTGCATTAGCGTCTGCCTTGACTTCCCGCATCATTTTACGTGCCTGATTCCTGTTTTCAAAAGTAACAGGCATCGCAATCAAACCGGGCTGGCCTCTTAAAGCTGTAACACTAATACTGCCCATGTAAAGGTCAAATTCATAATCGCCGCTAAAGGAGTTGACATAATCATCAAGTTTTCCTTTAGTCTTTTCAGGATTGCCTGTGTATGGGATGAAAAAATTTAACGTGCCTTCTTCATCCCATGCAGTTAGAATTTGTGCTACTCTCCGTAGCTCCTTAGCTAAAGCTATCTTATTCACGGCTATTCTCCTTTTAATTTCATTACAATTACTTAGGTTCTACTTTCTTTTTGCACTTCAAGCAATACTTAGTATTTTCAAGAACTTTTGTTCCGCAATTAGGACAAGGAAACGTGCCAGCCGCAACCGCTGCTTGCTTGACTTTCTTCTTACACTTTAGACAATAGCCAGTATTCTCCAAAACCTTAGTGCCACAATCAGGGCATGGGAAAGTTTCAGCACTTACAAGCTCTTTGGCCAGCTTCAACAATTCCGCCGCAATCTTCTGTCTGTCCATTGGGTTCTTCCTTTCTAAAATAGGCGCATCTATACGCCTTACCTGTTATGATTATTCTTTTCCATCCACTTCCTTGGCACCTTCGTTAACAGAAGGCTTGTGCTCTGAGTCTAAAGTGGTCAACATCTTTTCCAATTCTCCGACGTGAACTTTTTCTTCCCTGCCAATATCAAGTAATACTTCTTTGAGCTTCTTATCGGTTACTACTTCTGCCAATCGCTCATACAAGTTGATAGCTTCATATTCAGCCATCGTCGCTACTCGTATTGCCCTCAGATTGACATTTTTGGATTCACCCTTGATTAGCTCGCCAAAGTTATCAGCGGCACCAGATGTGAGTCCTTTTGCTATCCTGAGTAGTTCTGAAGCAATTTTCTTATTATCCATAGTCTTCATGTCCTTATCTGCCTTCATCTTCCTGCACAATTTCAAAATCTAGCCCAAGAGAAAAAGTTGCTTTCCGTTCATTGATGTCTACTTTCAACCAACTCAAAGTCAAGTTCTTTTCCAACGCGCCAGAAGAACTATATTCCTTCCCGATTAGGTCGTTCCAAATAACATCTGAGTCATCATTGTTCAACATATCTTTGGCACGTTCAATAATGTCTTGTTTAATTCTGACCCAATCGTATTTCTCAGCCGTTCTCTTAAATTGATTCAGATACTTCTTCAAACCGTCTCTGTCTTCACCAAATTGTTCCGTAGCGATAGCAGCCAAAAATTCCATAGTAGAACAGCTTACGTCAAATCTCAATGTGCCATAATAGGCCGTTCCATAATGTTCTGAATCTAGTTCCATACCTCTTGGCGCATCTCTATCAACACCTTCTTTACCTTCATTGACAAATCTTGGATGTCCTTTTCTTATCAAAAACGACAAGAAATACTCAGGCTGCATCGCTATCATGTCGGCAACTATCTTCATCAATTCAATGGCTATCTTTTTCATTTTACAACCACCCTATATTACACCAATAGCCAATAACCAACTAGGCGCACCATCAACGCCCCAACCATCAGGCTCCACTCTTTGGCCCGTAACACTCTTAGCCACTCCATCGCTGCTCCATTTTTCAAGTGTGTTCATGCTCGGTGTTTTGTGAAATCCGCTAATATACTTATACAATGAACTAGTATGTATCTTGATTGGCTGGACTTCATCATCGTCTATCGTAACAATAGCTACACTGGCGTCTTTGTTTTTCCATTCGACTTTACAGTGCATACCAACAGGAATAACCGTTCCAGACCGTAGTTTAAGCTCTTTAACAATCTTATGGTCGGCTGCGATTACTTCTCTGGCGAGTTTAATCAATCTCAAAGCTATTTTGTTCATTATAATCTCCTGCCAAAATAAGGTACTGTCTAATGGTAGGAGAGTATAAAATAATTGTTACAATTCAACCTATTCCTTTGAATCTAACAATCAAAAGACTACTTTTTTGTATCATAAAGGCCGGGTAAGTTTTCAGGCTTTTTCCAAACGAAAGTTTCAAGGCTATTCATGTCACAGAGAGGTATGTCATTTCTCAAAACACTCTTTATCGGATGCCACACTCGTTTCTCTTTGTTCACCACACCAGCATCAAATTCCGGCTTACAATACCACCAAAATGTCTCATACGCGAAAGGATGCTGCTTGGCCTTAAATCCGTTCATCTTGCTTGCCGTAGCTGTTCTCATTTCAGAAATCACAGGCCAAAATTCTTGAGTGAATGTCTTAGACAACATCGCCATGACTTCATCTTTCATCAACAATCCACATGATGGTGCTATACCACAAGCATAAGGTTGCGCTTTTACTGGCAACTGATAAACTGTCCTCATCCACGACCAATCGTTCCCCGGTAAAGATGACCCCGATATGTCTTCATCCCAAACCGGCCTGCAAAATTCTTCTACAAGCATACCAAAAAACACATCCCAATCCAAATAGAGCCAACGTTTACATTCTACCTTTCTTTGCTGATACCAATAATACATAGGGATATCGCAATGGAACCATGCGTCACCAGAACAATCTGTACTGCGAATGACAATGAGTGGATAGTTGTTGGTGTTGCATTGAATGACAGAAGAAAGATTCTGCCGTACTACATTTATATCGGCAGTGTCATGGTATTGATAAATGATGCCCAAATCATTCATAAAATCCAATTTCCTTATCTGGCCATACAAAAACGTCTAAACTGTTGATATCACGTTTTGGGATATCGTCATTAACAAGAGTCTTTATAGGATGCCAAATACCACTTCTATGATATCGAGCCGCAATATTTGTTTCATCGGAGACATACCACTTAATAGTATACTTTGAATACGGGTGTTCTTTAATAATAAAACCATTCATTTTTGCTGCTGTTCCCACTCTCAATTCAGAGATGACTGGCCATGGTTCGTTAATAATTGTTTTTGATAAAACGTTCATTGCTTTGTCAGACATCATGACAGCACACATAGGCCACACCCCACAAGCATTTTCACGTATTGCTTGCGTAGGTAAGTTTCCAATTTCACAGAACCAATGCCATCCATTATTTGGCAATGCAATGTTTGGAGCAGATATATCATCACTCCATACCGGCTTGAAAAAATCTTCTATAGACTGACAACAATAAGCATCCCATTCCAAATAAAGCCAGCGAGCACATTCCACTTTCCTTTGTTGATACCAATGAAACATCCCCAAATCGCCATTACGCCAAGCAGATTGGCCCTCAGTACGCTTTAATGGAATTATGGGATATTTACCGTTACTGTAATGGATAAGAGAAGATAGATTTTGTGTAACTACGTCAGCAGGGGCACCGTCATAGTATTGAAAGATAATGCCTAAATCCGGCATATAGTCCTAGACTTTGTTTCTGATGAAATCTATGGCTTCTCTAAAAGACCATTCCGAATCAAACAAATGCCGTAGTTGGTCTTCACCAAAAGATTCCAATTGTTCCTTGTTAAAAGCCTTTTCTACTGTGCGTTTCCAACGTTGATATTCTCTTTCTGCTTGATGTTCATGTTGTGGATTGTTACCTTGCTCCAATTCATTCCACCGCTGTTTTTCAACATCGCGCAGCTTTTCTCCGTAGCCTTCGTCTCGCCAAGCTTTTTTGGTTTTCTCCTTCGCTTCTGTTCCTTTTTCTCCGTACATTGTTTCTGGAAGTTTATGAGGTATCTTCTTCTCGCTCAGTTTTGCCAACCCACCATTATACTCTTTGCTGTATGTCTCTTTTGAACATTCTGTAAATAGCTCACCAAGAGCAGCTAAAGCTTCACCATGTGTTATGATTTCAAGTTCGTTGATAGCATTTCCAAAAGAGCTTGAATACACAACAATAGTAGGACCGAAACCCTTGTCAACTACTTTGAATGTCACGCCGCTATTACTAATATGAAGATAAACACTTCCGATTTCTTTACCTTCATCTTTAGCAGTCAATAATTGTGCTACTTTCATTAGTTCGGAAGCTACTTTCTTGTTGTTCATGGTGTATCCTTTAGTGGTATTTCTTCTTGATTTCTGAGATTTTATTTTGTATCTCATCTAAATCACTACCTTCTATTTCTATATCAGATAGCATATCCTTCAATTCTGTCAATTCCTTCTCTGTTGAAGCAATATCAAGTCTTATCGAATTCAACAAATCACTTTTCCTCTTTCCTTCTGCTTCGGCAGTTTGTTCTGGATGTGCTTTGATATGCTCATTCCAAGCTTTAGTAATTTCATCTATGATAATCCTTCTGAAACTTGGTGGCGCATCATCAAAATTGCGGGTGATATAAGGACGGTCAGCATTTCTAACCTGCCAAACACCACCAATCTCAAAAAGATGAAGACTGACATTGAATTCATCATTCCGTAACTTCAATTTTGAAATATTAGGAGTGCTCAAATGTACATGGTTTTTATTAGTAATGGCAAACTCAATGACGCCTTGGACTCTGCCATTGAAATGCAATAAACCACGTACATGGTCTGCACAAAAGCTCTTGGCTATCTTGGTAATTATCGAATCAAGACTCATTGGTATCATCCTTCCCTACTTTTCCATAAGGTTGTCGGCGTCCATACTGCTGATTAGAACTTCGCCTTGGTGTGTGAATGTCTTGCCGTTGTCTGTTAAGCGAATCGGATGAAGTAGTTTGGCTTCATACCAACTGCCGCGCTTCCTAAGTACCTTCACTAAATTGCCTTCTAGTAAATTAACAGCAGTAGAAGTTTCACCACTATGAGGAGAAACGGCTTCATGACCTTCTACCCAATAAGCTGAAAACTCCGTTACTACTTGATAGGTCTTGCCAATATCAAACATACCTTCTGCTGCAAAGAAATTTTTGGGAGCAATTTTTCTTAAATATCTTGCAACCACATCACCTGCTTTTGAACCTACATCATTGATAACGATTTTATCGCCTTCCCAATGTGCAAGTTTATTGCCGCCCATCCAACTGCCGTCCAGCGTCTTGCCGTCAGTAGAAAGCTTCTTGCCTGTAAGAGCTTTTTTGTCTGTGAAAGCATCAATAACCTTTTTGTCTTTATCCGACAAAATAAGGTCAGCAAGAAAATCTCTGGCTACTTTGATTACTATTTTAGAAGTGTCCACGATTTATTCCCCTAAAAATGAATTCAAATCTTCAAGAGACGATTGTACGCGCTCTAATGAACCTACATAACCCCAATCCTTCTCGTCCTTCTTAAAAGCTTCTGCATCTCTCTTTAACTTGATTCGCAGTTTTTCTACCAATTTATTTACCTCTTTTGTCAATTTATCGTGCTTGGATTTTGCCGTTTCTTCAGCACATAACGACTTCGCAAGCTTCAACAATTCTGCGGCTACCTTTTTGTCGTCCATGGTTTTACTCTCCCAATACAAGCTTTACATTTTTTTGATAAATAAATTTTTCATAGCTTGATGCACTTGCGATATTTTCTGTTCGGCTAATGGTAAAGTTATTGTAGATTGAATAACCACATCATGATATTTATCGTCCGCAATCAATCTCGGCGAATTCAAATTGATAGTTCTAAATCCTTCTCCGTTCAATGCAGTTTTTGTACCCTTCAAATCCTTCCAAAACTGCCCAAAAGCAGTTACGGTTTCTCCCTCATACAAAAATCCTTTTTCAAACGTCATAATGCAATTAATAGTTACCATGTCTTTTGATACGGTATATGTCTTTTGGCCTATACCACCAGCTACAAGACTCTTAGCCATCTTCAACAATTCTGCGGCTACTTTTTTGTTGTCCATGGCTATTCCTTGCCTGAATATTCAAGCTGGTCCTTAACAGAATCTTTCCATTCTTTGCTGTCAACATCTTCTATCCATCCAATAAGAGTTTCAACCGCCCCTTCATTATCGCTGAAAAATGCTTCAAGATTAAGATAGCCAATAGCTTTAACTACACGTTCTAATGCCTTCATATTATTTCGATTCAATTTTTCTTGGCCTCTAAGCTCTTCAACAAGCTCGCCCAAATCAGCACTATCCATGTCTTCTTTGTCCATTTTTGAAACTAATGACTTAGCAAGCTTCACTAATTCACCAGCTACTTTTTTGTTGTCCATGGCTTTAATCCCCCTATTCATATATGGCGTTCTATCAAAGAATTATAGTTACCAATTAGTTTTGTCCACATCCTTTACTTCACTCAAATGTTTGTTAATCTTCGTTATAGCATCTTCTACACTCTTCACTCTCGTCTTCCTAAATTTATGTGACCTTAATCCACCACTAAAAACCTCAAGCATTCCCTCATTGTAAAAAGACATAGTAAAATACCTTGAATTTTCGTAAATGCCGTTGGACCAATTCGCTTTGTCATCCAAAGATAGCTTTATGTAAATTGAAACACGCTCATCACCACCAAGAGTGCTTTTTGATACAAACACATGCGGAGCCTTGATGCCACTTTTTAATTTTGTCATAGCATCTTCAACACTATTTATGTCAAATACTTTTCCTTCTGCTATTAAGCACTTGGCAATTTTCAAAAGCTCTGACGCTACTTTTTTATTATCCACGATTTTGGCTCCTTATTTAGTATAATAGTCCTTTTGCTATCAATAGTCAGCTATCTAAAAAATATCATACTACTGTTTCTATATCCTTAACACTGTAAATCGCAACCCTTGAATGAATTTCAACAGGCTTCAAAGGATTCATCATTCTGCGCATGGTGTCCACAGGTATATTGTATTTAACTGCCGCCATACTCACCGTCAACTCTCCTTCACCACAAATGTCCTGAAGCTTGCTCAATACACTCTTGCGCTCAATTCCCCACTTTTTCCTATAATAAGCCACGCCTTCACCTTTAATCCACATACATGCAAGGCGTATGGTTAAACAAAAGCCCCTTAGATTTCTCTAAGGGGCTTCTTACTACAAAGTCTTACTGATATTAGCTTTGAGCCATTATACTCTCGTGATGGTCAAAACTTGGAGCGCATATGGATTGTAGGCTCCGATTCCGATATTCTCGAAGATTGAGAAACCAATCAAGCGATTCTTCGGGTCGTCAGCGGACAATACTGTCAATTCTGTGCGGACAGGAATACGTCCGAAGAATTCTGGTTCACCGCAAACATAGACTGTACCTTCTGGAACGATGCGGGAAACAATCAACTTCGCGCCCCACAGCGTTGCCATCAAACCAGTCTTCAACAACACTGCTTGTGTTTCGATGTCCAGTGTGTCGCGGTCCCATTTGCGGAGGTCAGCGTAGTCCTTAGCGTTCAGGAATACGTTGGCAACGCGAATGTCGGTTCTTTCAACGTTGGCGAAAGCATCGGCCAGAGCGTTGGCTGTCAAGTTACCAGTTACAGGAATCGCTGGATTCGGGTTGGTCGGGTTAGCCGAAAGAGCATCCATTACCGCGAAAACCTTGCGGTCTTCTTCGGCCTGGATTTCAGCCTTCGCCAAATCTACTGAACGTTCAATCAGGTCGAAGCGGCGATTCTTGATTTCCGTCAACTGGATTTCTGGATTGCTTGCGATTTCGAAGAGCGGGAACAGAACGCGCTTCGGCTTTGCAACTGCTACGATATTCAAGCCTTCTTCGCCAACCACATACGCGGTTACGTTCGGGTCTTTATCGTAGATGGGGAGAGCGCCGTCTGGAAGGCGTTCAACGTAGAAAGCTCTGCGGCCAACGCTGGAATAATCGCGGCGTCTGCGTAGAGGCTGAATCATACTTGCGGCCAAACGTTGACGACCAGCAGCAGTCTTAATATACTGACTGATAATCTCCTGTTTGGTATTGTTGTCAATAGCCATTGCCTTTTCTCCTTTACCTATATCTGGAAGTGCCGCTGCGCGACATACTCTTCCTGTTGCCTGTGCTATAATTTAATCTTTGCCTATATTTCGAGAACTACCTTGAAAGGCACGATTCTCGGCAAAAACTAAATTGTAAATTTCATAATGTCCAAAAAGGCAATTGTATTGCTTAGATTCTCATATCAAGGCCAAGTGTTGGTGATGCTGTTGTCGGAATCTTTGTTACGACGCCTACTACAGCCGCGCCCTGTGCAATTGTCAACAGACCCTGTGCTGACGAATAGAGATAACGACCAACTGCGTAAGCAATCGGATTGCCAGGAGCGCCGTCATTGGTTTCGTATACGTCTACTTCTACTGACGCCATTCCTTTGATAACTGCTACTTTGCCAGATGCTACGGCTGGTGCGTTTTCAAAAGCTGCACCGGCTGCATCATTGACGAACAGACCGATTGGCATAAGAGCATCAGTGCACGGAACTGCTACGTAATCGCCGCCTTCTGGAGCACTGGCTGCAACATCCATGCCTGCTACTGAACCACCCAATACGCCACGGGGGGTATTAACACTGAGAGTTGAATTGGTTACAGCACTAGGGAAGTTCTGCTTCGTATAGCAAGCTGGACTTAGCACTGGTATTGAATTCAACTGAGTTCTGATTAAAATTGTAAGAGCCATTCTTCTTTCCTCCTATAAGAGATTGTCCATTTTTACTTAACTTAGATTCTCATATCCAAACCAAGGGTTGGTGATGCAGTTGTTGGAACCTTGGTCACAACGCCAACCGGAATAAGAGCAACGCTATGTTCAGGTGTCAACAGACCATTTACTGAACTATAGAGATACTGGCCAACGTTGTAAACAATTAGAGCACCGGGAGCCAGTTTCTGATTCGTTTCGTATACATCTACTTCTACTGAACCCATGCCCTTCATAACTGCTACTTTACCAGATGCTACGGCTGGTGCATTTTCAAAAGCCGCGCCAGCAGCATCATTGACGAACAGACCAATTGGTGTTGTAGCTTCGGTACATGGAATTGCTACGTAATCGCCGCCTTCTGGACCTGCGGCGTCCATGCCTGCTACCGAACCACCTAATACGCCGCGTGGGGTATTGACACTGAGAGTTGCATTCGCTAAAGAACTAGGAAAGTTCTGCTTCGTATAGCAAGCTGGACTTAACACCGGTATTGAATTCAACTGAGTTCTAATCAAAATTGTAAGAGCCATTCTTCTTTCCTCCTAAATATTTTTTCCACTCTTCCGTAAAAAACTAAACACTTATTCAAACAGCTTGCTTACATCCGGTGCACTTTCCCAAAGATTGCTCAAGTCAATTTCCTTGCCTTCGGAAGCTACCTTTGGCTGTCCACCTAGCTTTGACACACCCTTCTTTTCAGAAGCCTTCTTAGCTTCTACTTTTTCTTCTTCGTCTTCGGCTTTCTTCTCTTCCATGTCTTCTGCTTCGAAGATTGATGCCAAGAGCTTTTCTTCGGCAGCGTTTACTTCGCCTTCTTCTTCATCTTCCGCAGCCGTTAGCTGAATATCCAATTCTGCGGCCTTCTTGGCTTCTACCTTCTCTTCTTCTTTATCTTCGCTCTTCTTGGCCTTTACTTCTTCTTTATCTTCGGCCTTCTTAGCTTCTACCTTCTCTTCTTCCTTGTCTTCGGCTTTCTTGGCTTCTAATTTTTCTTCTTCCTTGTCTTCGGCCTTCTTAGCTTCTACCTTTTCCTCTTCTTTATCTTCGCTCTTCTTGGCCTTTACTTCTTCTTTATCTTCGGCCTTTTTGGCGTCTTCTTTGGTGAAAGGTGGAGCCTTCTTATCGCCAAGGTTTTCAATCGGGTTCGCAGCTTTCTTGGCTTCTACCTTCTCTTCTTCCTTCTCTTCGGCTTTCTTGTAAAGGTTTTCTGAGTCAGCAAATCTCTTGAGTGATTCGTTCAAAGATTCAGAACCCATCTTCATGAAATCGCGGGCTTGTGCTTCGATGGTGTTTTCTTCAACCTTATCACCAAGAAGAAGAACGGCCAACTTTACAGCCTTGGATGCAGCGGCACGAATACTGGCAACGGTTGGAATCGGGAAACCGATTTCATCACGCTGGTCGTTCTGCCAATCGTGTCTCATATCCGGTAATTCATGATTTACTGTGTGTTCAAACGTGTGATAATGGTCACGTTCTACAAATTTGCGGTCTGGCTGATTGACTGTACCTGGAAATGGTTTCTCAGGGTCACCACCGTTGCCTTCAGCACCTTCAGCGGCAGCAAGACGCTTAGTAAGACGTTCTCTTGCCATTTGTAATTCTCCTTTCGATTCAGTTCATTTTGTCCAATAACACATATTTACTTAGAAATCTGTGCACGATGAGCGTCAATAGCATCCGCCAACGTATCAATACGGAGTGCCAATTTCTTGTAACCTTGTTTTTCGAGATAAGAAGCAACGTTGTCCAGACGCTCAGATGCTTCCTTCAAGCGTGATGTGCGCTGTTGCTTAATGGCTTCACCACCCGTTTCGCCTTTGACCGGGCTGTTAAAGGCTTCTTCCATCTTGTCAAATTTTTGGGTGATTTCGTCTTCGATTCCAGGCTCTGTTTCAGAGGATTTCTTTGCTTCCTCTTCTTTTTCTTCTTCTACTGTTTCATTTTCTTCGTGTTCATCTGCTTTTTTCTCTTCTACCTTCTCTTCTACTTTTTCTTCGGCTTTCTTGGCTTCTACTTTCTCTTCTACTTCGTCTTCGGCCAAAATTGTTTGAGCAAGCTTCACCAACATGCCTGCTACTTTGTCAGAAGCTTCCATTGTTTCCTCCTCATCCTCAGAACGCTTGTCACAACCTTCGCATTCTTCGTCGTCAGCTTTCTTCGCTTCAACCTCAAATGCTTCTTCTTCTTCGTCTTCACCAGCAGCGTTGCAACCTTCACATTCGTCGTCTTCCAACTCTGCCTCAAGAGCACGAATTTCAGTGAGGATATCGCCATCAGAAGCTTCAACGATTTCCTTTTCTTCCTTCTTGAGTTCTTCTGTTTCTTGCTTTAATTCGTCGTCTTGGTCGGCAAGACGTTTTTCGAGAGCTTCGATTTCTTTACCGAGAGAGCCTGTTTCACGTCCCATTTGTTTCCTCCTTTTTCTTGCTAACTCACGGCTTTTTGGTCAGTAATAGGTGCTATAATTTTTTCCTACTTTTATTAACTTTTACGCTCCCATAGCTTATAAAAATATAAAAAAATTATGAAACCCCTATTTCCAATGTGCAATTTCACATAACTATTGCACGCCTTTGGAGATAAATTTCTAGCCTAGTTTGCCACGTAAAATAAGGTATTATTGGCCTAGTGTTTTGCCGCCCAAATAGTAACTCTGTTTATAAGTTGTTCCTCCTTACGTCTCCGCAATTCGGCACAAGCCACGTGCAACGCCAGCATTCCATTTTTATCTGCTACGCGCAATCTACTTATGTCATCAAACAAACCTTCAAGGCTTGTAGTTGACATACTTAAGATATTCGCGTATTTCTTTGTATCCACTTCACTAATATAATGATTGAGTACCGCGCCTTGGAATGCTGGACGTTCTACCCAACTTGCTTCAATATAGATACAAGATTTCGGGTCACCTTTCCTCTTTCCATCTGAACCAATAATTGTTCTACCACACAATTCAGCTACGATACGATTGATGCCATTTTCATCTACGAAATATGTCATCAATTCATTATCTAAGTGATGGCAATTGGTACTAGCATCAGTGAATTCTTTACCACATTTACTACATTGTGTGAAGTTTGCCTGACATCCCATTGACATAGTTGTTAATGCGCCTGATTCTATCTTTCGAATAAGGTCACTATGTTTTCTGTCCGTTGCAACTAAAATGTCCGTGTAGTAGACATTGGCCTTTTTACCAGTTTTGCTAGTATAAGCTACAGGACGCAGCACAGCATCAAGAATTTTCCCCTTGGATAATTCTGGAATCTGACAGTTATGAACTATAACACCTTCTGCTATATAAGAATTATCATTTTCTACTTCAAGATTAAATACATCACACTCCAAATCAATTGTAGATACTTCTGTAATCTTTGAGGTTATGTATTTTTGATTTTCATGTTCAAATACATAAGTAAACTTTTGTTCTTGCCTTGCTTGGATGAGTACATTGTTGTAATTCAAAATTTCATCTAGCGATTTTGAATCTTGTACTGTAAATCTTAATAAATATCCGGGTCTTGATTTCTTTCCGGTATTGGGGTCAACGAATACTTGATATCCGTCTACTATTGTTTCTTCTGAATATCTCGGCAATACACCTGTTTCTTTGTATACGGGGTTCATTCCCAAACGCCAAGATATAAACATTAGTTGTTGAATCAGCGCCTTCGTCTTTAATTCAATACTATAACCACGTGACTCGCCTTTGTCTGTGCCGTCGCCATTGATTAAATGCTTCATAATTAATGCTTGTAGTTCCAAGGGCAACCATAACGCCGCATCATTAAGTTGTTTTGCCCAAGCATACTTACCACACCATTTTTTGAAGAATTCTGCAACTTTGATATTACAAAGAGATACACACCAAGAACCACTTTCAGATTCATATACTCTAGGCTCGCAATCGCTTCTAAACAACTCTACAAATTCTGTAATTAAAAGTGATTTTATTCTTTCTGCAACATCGCATTCGTCATTTCCAAGAGCAAATTGAACTCCCGACTCTCCATCATTAAATATATTTTGACTAGTAAAAGAACCTTCTGCCAAGAACCATCCTATTAACTCTGCACGATTCTTGTTTACTTCATTATTTTCTATTATAGTAGAAGAAACCGGATGAGTTAAGAAATCACGGTCTTTATTTATCTTCCCGGCATCTACCCATTGAGGTGTAAGTCCACAAGGATAATCTTCACCTTTTCTCTTATGAACACCTACAGTAAATCCGGTCCACTTATTCAGCGTCAAACCACTAAAATCAGGTGGATTGTTTGGTCGTCCTGTTTTTGGGCAAGTCTCTCTGGCGTGGTATACCCAAAATGGATGATTTGCGGTGACATACATATCCCTTGACAAAATTCCATTGCTTGTTATTTTTGTCAAAGAAGTAGATTTTCTAATTTGAACATTCTTTACAACATCTATATTTCCAAGCCTGTTGATAATTTTATCACCGGGTTTTATAGTCTCAATAGCTTGATAAGTTCCATTAGCCATTAAAACTCTAGTACCAGCCACAAAACAATGTTCAAGGTAATTTTCAGCACCCACAAATGAACGGAAACAAGCCAGTAGAACTTCATCTGACCAGCCATTACCATTATTATTGACTAGTTCATCGGTAGGAGCTTTAACGTAGTAGCCATTTTCTTCCACATTGCAGCTTGATACAATACTACAATGACTGAATAAATATTTGTCTGCGCTGAACTTATTCCAATCTATATTTATATCTCTGGCGATTCTAACATTGCCATTACCAGCATAGCTCCATTCCTTCTTTGGATTGTAAAGGATAGAGGCTATGGGCAAGTCAATTTCGAATGTTCTTGCTTTGTTAGAAGCTTCCAAAAGGCATTTATCGTTATCGCAGCGTCTATTCATTGTTTTAACTCTTGATTTTGTCTTTTTTGGTGAGGTTATCTTTAGCCCACAAAGGTTGCAAATTCATATAATTGAAACACTTTTTCTGTTCGTTCTCTTTTGTCAAATCAAACGCAGAACACGGAATAATGTGGTCAACGTGCCAGCCACGCAGTCCATGATTTTCCCAAGTCATTCCTTTTGTAAATTGTTTTTCAAGATGCTTTTTTAAATCTTCAATCGAACAACCCAACAATTTCGCAGTGTTATTCGATTTGGGTGTTTTTCGTAATGCAACAAGTATTCTGATTCTAAGACTGTTTTTTAGTCTGAATTCCGGGTCTGTTTTCATTTTCTCTTTGTAACGCAACCTAGCCATAAGTTTCCAATGTTCTGTGTTTTTTTCTCGCCATTCTTTATGTTGTTCATAAACTTTTTCTTTGTTTTTCTTGCTATAATCTTTTGCTTTTTCTATTCTTAGTTCTCTGTTCTTGCCATACCATATTTTATATTTTTCACTAATTTCTTTCTTTTTTGTTTGATACCTGTTTTTTGCATATTCTCTCATTCTTCCACCGTTCTCTCTCCATCTTTTTCTTGACATTTCTTTTTCATAGTTTTTAGCACAAGGAAGACAAGTGCCCTTGTTTTTCCTAAATTCTTCTATAGGCTTCATAAGATTGCAAATAGTACATTTTTTAAAAACGACTTTGCCTTCTGAGATGCTTCCAGAAGGCATTTATCACTATTGCAACGACGCAATTCAGTCACGATATTATACCTCTTACAAGCAATGTTGGGAGAGGGTCTAATATAATGACCCTCCCCCATAGTGACTTATACGTTTGAAGCGTTGTTGCTATTGACGTTGTAAGCCGATTTCACAGGCTTACGAACAAGGTCCACGCCATTCTTAAGGACACCGGCTGGTTTCTTGCCCATGCCTTCGTCATTCATGGTTTCCGTATCAATGGTAGGCTGTTTCTTTCCACCTAGAGCATTGACTTGGAAATAACCGGCTGGCGTTGCAACTTTTGCAGCCTTCTCGTAATCCTGTTCCACTTCATTAGCTAACGCACGTGCTTTACCAGCGCACGGTGCCTGATAGCTCTTTCTATTGAATGATGCTGGTGCTGGCATTTTCTTTCTCCTTTTTCTATGGTTTCCTTTATCTACACAATTCTAACGGTTCAATAATGTCCACGTTTTGAACGTAGTTTAATCGTCGTAATTTATTGCCTGTTTTAGCATTGAGAAAAATTCACCGACTTGGCTCGACTGATTCTTTGGTCCATGTTTTCTCGCAAATTCGCCGCTAAATTTTCCTTCCACAATAGCCTTAGCATGTTGAAGAACTTTGTTTTTCCATGGTGCCTTTGACTTGCCCAAAGCTTTAACTACATTGATGAAATTTTCTTTTGAAGGAGCTTTGGTTATCAATTTATTTACTTCTGTAATCCCTTCATCGTCTTTATGCGGAGTTTTAACAACATCATCAAACCAAGCATCTGTATGCGAGTCAAAAGTTCCAGACTTAGATTTATTCTCTTCTGGCTTCGTCTTTACTACTTTGTGATTTCTCTTATCAGCATCAGGATGTTCCTTGAGATAGACTTGCATAGCTCTATCCGTTGGGAAATCAATGGCCAATAAACTCTGAGCTACTTTAATTAATTCTGAGGCTACTAGTCTCTTATCCATTTGTTTTTCCTTTATATGACTTTGTTAGACGGTATTTTCCAACCACAGCCAGGACAAATGTAAATTTTAACACCCCTCGAAAATGGTTGGCGTTCCATAATATCTTTACATTTAGGACATATACAAGACTCTTTTTCTACTTCACCTTTTGAACGCTTGTAAACTCTTCCAACATCATGATGATAAACAGCCAATAAACTTCTGGCTACTTTAATTAGTTCTGACGCTACTAATTTCTTGTCCATTTTGCTTCCTATTAACTAACTCTGCGCGATTGCAAGGTGTTATATGGCTCAGCTATTTTATTGGCTATCTTATTAATCATGCTACTGACTTGAGTAACTGCTTTCGGCAAATGTTCTTCTCTATCTTTCTTAACCAAATCTTGCATAATACTGAATCCACCGCCAACAGGCTTTTCAGCACCCCTATTTTCAGGCTTGCCGACTTCTGGACGATTGGGTGTTTCAGTCAAAGCGGCAACACATACTTCAGGACGTAATCTCGCACGGTAACGCTCATAAATCTTCTCATCCATAAAATACGGATGCAGATGGATTTCAGTAGGGTCATGCTGCTTCACCAAACCACCACTCCATTCCACGTAAACCTTGTATTCTTTGCGGCAAATGTCTACAATGATACCGTAGAATATATTGTCACTGCCGGGATAGAGTGGAGTGACAAAATCCCCAATTCTGAAAATATCAATTGGGTCTACAAAGGTTGTACTGTAAGTGCTTGGCATAGCCTGCTCCCTCTTGAGCTACTACATAATTGAAGCCAATAGAATAGCCTATTTAGCTTCTTCTATGATTTAAGAAATATAAAAAAAATATGAATGTTAGGACTAGCGTATCTCTGTCGAGCAAGACCACTTACGAATCAACCTCAAATCTATGCCGTTAGGAGACATCCACTTGTATAGCTTTCTGGCTCTTTGTGCGTAGATATTAAAAGAGAAAAAGGTTGTTTTATTAGGTGTTTTTGAAATTTTTGGTGCTTTGCCGCCAACGACTTCTATTATCCTACATTTTAACCAAACCATAAACCGTTTATCAGTACATCCGAAACCCATTCTATACCCATCTTTAGAGCGCGTACCATCACCATCAAAAAATCCTCTCACAAAATGTCTCACAAATCGCTTAGGTATTTTGGGGATGCCTACTCCTACGAATGACTTACGTTGTATCAGGCCATATCGCTTAAATTTTTCATACACCCACACGCAGTTTGTAGACAATGCCCAATAAGTTTTTCCTTTTACTACACAAGGACATGGCTTTGCTTTCAACCCCATCCTTATACGTATGTCATCCAGAATTTGTTTGTCTTTTGAACTGATGCCACAAATCGGCATAATCCTATCTTTTCTTCCATATCCCTTCTTAAAATATTTTCCAGTTGTTCCATCTGCCCACATATATCCTAAAACATATGCCAAGTCATTACTCCATTTGAAAAACGATTTATCTACTGATGTATCGGCCCTCCTGTTAAAGCCAACGTACTTTCCATTTCTTTTTATGAAACCTATGACGATATCATTAGTTGAATTGATAAGAGGAGCAATTTTTGATGTACTAATTTGTGGGTACATATTGTAAATAATGCTTTTTTGTTCTTCGGTTAAATTTGTTGGCTTTGAACCTCTTTGGTCTGGCGGGCCTTCTATCTTGAATTTTTTAGCCCATTTTCTTACTATTCCTTCTGATAATTTTAGTTGAATGGATGATTGTTTCCATCCGTCAATTTTTAATCGTTTGAGAAGGAAACTTCTTATCGCTTCTTTGCGTGTTTTTTCTATAAGCGTTTCTACCATTATTTTATCTCTATTTTCCATTTTGGTACGAACTTTTTTGGCAGGACAGCAACGTCTTTGATATTAGTCAAAGCGTAATTTTTGATGGTTCTATCGGCAACATCATAAGCGAATAACATCTTACGAATACCTATTTTAAGCTTTTTATATCTGTAACTATAAGGGCAGACAGTGTATTTTTTCGTTTGGCGGGTGGTGGTCTTCTTGTAGGTAATAGTTATTTGTACGGTATTTATGGCTGCTACACGAATAGCAAGACGTTTTTCTCTTAGACCATAGAGCGAACCTCTATTGGACCACTCTTTGATTTCTTCATGTGGTTTAGCCTTCTTTTTCAAAGGCTTACGACGCGGCTTAATTTGTTGTTCTTCAACAAATTCCTTGCGTTTGATAGCAGCTTGAATATTTCTTGGCATTTATGCGGCTTCCTTAAAATTGATTTGGCCCTGCTGTAACGGGGTCTTGAATACCGTTTCTATCTGGCTCCCCTGAAATACCTTCTTTATCAATGTCATCCATATAATTCAAATCATCTTGAGTGGGTGGGTCTGTTGGGAAAAGAGCGGGATTATTTGACCATGAAGTACATGCAACACCTAGCATAGTATCCACTTCTTTTCCAGAGTTAATATATATTTCTCTGCGCAACCAATAAAAAGTTCGACATTGTTTTGTATGAACACAGGACGTGCATCCTTGTCCTCTTGGGCGAACAATAGTTCCAATAACCGGGTCTGGAAACGTCAATGCCATTTTATTCTACCTCAAACGAATCCATTATCTTTGCTATGTCTGCCGTATAAGGTGCCACTCCATCATTAAGCAGTTCTTTCATTTGTTCTACCTTGGCCTTTTCTTCAACTGTCTCTGGCCTGACAGCATCCAACTGTTTACCTATAATCATAATTGAAGAAATTATGACATCAAGTTGCTCATCTATTTGCATATAAGGGTCAGCACCTGTTTCATCAGAAGCTATTTTATTGGCTATGTTCTCGATGATATTACCCTCCATTTCTTTAATCCTTTCTCAAATCCGGGTCTTTGTTGATATCTGAATCTTTTTCGCCCTTGGTTAGATTTTTAGTCCTGTAAAAATTCTTCGTATCTGTTCTGGATGGCTTAAATTCAGGCTCTCGCAATCGCGTCTTGCTAGAACCACCAGTATCATTCATTAAATCCTTGTCCTTGTGTTGTGCAATAAAAGGCACATATTCCATTTCAAATTCGGCGGCTATTCTGGAGCTTATACTGTCTTCTAATAATGAAGACCGTTTCATTTTGTCACCGAAAAATGCTGCCAACGCTGCAAAGAAATTCTCACCCTCTTTATTACCCATCTTTTCGTAGAATGCTTTTCTCTGATTATCTGACAAGCTCTGGAACCATTGGATTATTTTCTTGGATTCTGCTTTTGCATCACCTTTCTCTTGCGGGGTTTTTGACCCTTTCTGTTTTTGTATATAATCGTGGAAAGCACCTTTCTCTTTATCGTCTAGCTTTTCACCCTTAATTCTTCGCGTTTTTGTTTCAGTGGGAAGCGGTGGAAGCTCTGGTTCTGGCTTTGCTTCTTCTTTTGGTGCCTCAGTCTTTGGTGTTTCTGGTGTTTGTTCTTCTTCTGATTCTACTGATTCTGGAACCTCTGCTATTTCAGAAGGCTTATTCTTTTGATACCAAGAAACCATGCCTTTGCCTATTTCATCGGCATCGTATGTTCCATCTTGCTTTTTCGTCAGACTTTGCAGAACATTACGCATTATTTTCTTTTGTTCTTTTGGTTTTAATGTTGTGTAAGAATCCCATACTTGGTCAATATCTGGATGCTGAGCCAAAGCCAATTCAAAACCACCAGCTTTCGGACCCAAGCTATCCAATCGTGTTTCAACCAATTCACGTTTATACTTCACTTTTTCATAAGGACGTTTCAAAACGCCTTCATTTTTCGGTTTAAGAGTGACTGTATCTCCTTCAGTTGTAACGTCGAAAGAATCTGCTACTACATCATTTGATTCCCAATTGTCACCAAATGACTTACGCATATCTGTATGAGACGTTGCGGTTTGCTTATCTGGACTCTGTTTAATCTTATGAAGAATGTCATGGTAAGCTTTCTTTTCGCCAGCATGTTCTTGTTTAAGAGCCGGTAGTTGAACCTTTTTCTTGGCAGGGGCTTTTGGTGTTGGTTTTATTGGCTTTGGTTCTTCCTTCTTTGGTTCAGAAATAGGTTCAACAGGTTTTGGCGTGGCTGGTTCTGTCTGTTCTGGTGCAGCAGGGGCAGGCTCAATTTCTGGTGGGTTGACTGGCACAGGTGGAGTAATTGGTTGCGCAGGTTTTTGTTCTGGAGCAGGAGTTGTTACTGGTGCTACTGGTGCTACTGGCGCAGCCTCTGATTGAGTCGGTGCTGTTGGTGCTGGTTGCGCTACGCTTTCTGCTGGTGGTGCCGGTGGAACCACTGGTGCTGCTGGCGTAGGTTGTATTGATTCTGGTGCTGTTGATACTGCGGGCTTTGTTTCACCTTCTGTTGGTGTAGCTTCAGTAGCATAAGGTGGAGTATGCCAAATACCATCACCATACTCGTTCATGTCATTCAATTCTTTTTTGACATCATCTGGCAACTCAGAATATTTATATTCCATACCAGTAGATACATCCACTAAAACCATATCATCTGTAAACTCTTCTACTGCTTTGCGCGTAAAGCCTCTACTTTCCATATCCTTGTCAAAGTTCTTATTTGTGTGATGCAAAGGTCTTCTAGGATTAAACCAAGGATGCTTCTTGGCTGCTTCTTCTGGTGTTATTTCCGGTTTGGCTTCTGGCTCAGCTTCACCTTCTGGCTTAGCCTCACCTTCTGGCTTAGCCTCACCTTCTGGCTTAGCCTCACCTTCTGGTTTAGCTTCACCTTCTGGTTTAGCTTCACCTTCTGGTTTAGCTTCACCTTCTGGTTTAGCTTCTGCCGGTGCTGGTTGGACCGGGGGTGTTGGTGGTGCTGTTGGTTGCGCTGGTTGTGGTGCTGCTGGCTGCGCAGACTGTGGCGATATAGGTTGCGCTGGTGCTGGTGTTGGTGCTATTGGAGCCGGTGGAACCACTGGTGGTGCCGGTGCTGCTGGTTGTGGCGGTTGTGGCGGTTGTGTTGGTTGTGGTGCTGCTGGTGGAGCCACTTCACCCGGTGCTGGCTTTTTTTCGCCTTCTGCTGGTACAGGTTGCGGTGGTTGTGAAGTAGGCGATTGACCTTCTTCCGTTGGTTTTCCTTTTCCACCTTGAAGTTCTTCGGGACTAGGTTTCCCGGTTGGTTCTGTAATTTGTGTACGTGTGGCAGTTCCACCTTTGCCGTCAGTATATGTCCAACGGAACGCATCAGAACCTGGAGCTTTGTCTCCCTTTTCCCATCTAGCTATTCTAATAGACGCATTCATTGCCGTAAGAATGTTGACCGCATAATCAGCATAGTGAGCAACAAGCATGTCAACTTCAGCAGCTTTTTTGACCTTCCCATTATCCAGCATCTTGTGCATCATGTCTACTACTTTATCAATGATACTCCAAATCTTATCCTTTTGAGCATAACCCTGTTTGTCTTGCTCTGTCTTTTCTTTCTTCTTTTGTTCCTTATCGGCCAGCGATTGTTCTTCTTGTTTACTTTGACTGAAGATTTTTTGGTCAACACTTTTAATTTTCTCGACAGCATCACCAAACTGTTTCATTACATTCTGTACGTCTTCGTCTGTTACTTCATCGTCCGCAGCTTTCAATAAAGCAGCCACCTTAATACCAATAGCCTTCAATGCTTCTTTGGTCTTTTCTTCATCAGCTTCTTCGTCTTCAGAATCCCCAGAACTCTCTTCTCCCATGACTTCCTTCAAGGATTCTTCAATGTCTTTTCGTAACTGAGTATCGTCGTCAGAATCATCTGTCTCTTTTTCTGGTACTTCAATTCCCGTATCCTTTAATGCTTCTTCAACGTCTTTTAACTGAGATTCATCTTCTTTTCCCGGCACTTCAATCCCCACATCAGTCAATGCTTCTTCAACGTCCTTTAACTGTGCATCTGATTCTGGCGCTTCAGTATCTTTGAAATCTTCATCGGTCAATTCTATTGATTTACTCCCAACACCAACACCTTTAGATTCTCCTGTACCTTCTTCTTTTGCAGGAGCTTCCCCCATATTTCTCAATGATAGGTTTTTGACATCAATACCGTGGGCAGGAGATGCTTCACCGCGCAGCTTCTCCTTGACCTTTCGGATAATAAGCTCTCTCAAATCTTCAGCAGTTAGTTCCATTGTTATTCCGCTTTCTCTTCTGGTTTGGTGTCTTCAGGTTTATCTTCCTTCTTTTTTCCCGGCTTTTTCTCTTGGTTTGTTTCTTCTAATATCTTGTCAACTACTTTTTCTATATCTTCATCCGTTGCATCTTCACCAAGTTCCTTCGTAATAGTTTCGGCTGCGTCTTCTGCTTGACTCTCTAAGCCATTCTTGGCATCTTCTTGCTCTTTATCAACTTCTTCTTGTTTTGTGTTTAATACCTTATCAACTGCCTTGCCAATATCTTCGTCAGTAGCATTTTCATCCAAACCTTCACTAATGCTTTGTGCCACTTCTTCAACTTGTTTTGGCTCCACTTCAGAGCTATCTGGTAGCTTAGTTTCCTCAGTTGCTGACGCTGCTGCCGGTTGTTCTGGTGCAACTTCCGCTGGTGCTTCTTCTGCCGGTGCTTGTTCATCAGAAGCACCTTGCCCTAAATCAAAGCCTCCACCACCGTCTCCACCGCCTTCTGCACCGCCTTCTCCTTCTGGTGGTTGCGCCATATTAAGATGTAGATATTTGGCAACTCTCGGTAAGATGTCAGTCTTTTCTACTAATCCACGACCAACTTCAACATTCACTTCTTCCAATACACGATTAAATGTAGCGTCCTTGACAGTGAACAAATCATTGTAAATGCGTTCGTGAATTTCGTCCGTATTGAGATTGAACAACTCATAGATAATGTCAATCGGCATCGAACCCTTCTGATACAACTGGAAGAGGCTATCAAATACTTCTTGATTATCACGAATGGACAATCTATTAAAGCCAAGCTTCGGATAGAAGTAGGTCTTGATTCCAAACTCGTCCGTGTCATACCAGCCATGTGCTTCGGCTACTGGTCTGAACAATGCCTTTTCCACATAGTTTTGCAGGATTTCTCTGGTTAACAAGAATACTGTGTTCAAGATTTCAACGGTGATTTTGTTTCCAGTATAGGTGCCTTCGCCTGTCAGCAATTCTCTGGTAACACCCAATCCAGCAAATACATGGTTTTCAATCATTTCATACTCGGCTTGCAAATCAAGCAATCTCTGGTCTGCTCCAACTTGCTGCCAATCCCAATCGTAGTTGGTGATAATGGCGAAATCAGGGTCTAAATATGACAAGTCGAACTGCAATCTCAAATCGCCCAACTGTTCATCCGTAAGACCCGGTGCAGAAATTTTGTTCTTTGGTGTCATATTGCGTGTGGCTAGACCAAGCTGCGTATACCGGAAATTTTCTTTCATCAACATTGGAACAAGTACACGTTCCAAAACACTTGCGCCCAAATCCAAATAAGGAGAGCGTCTGCGTGCCAAATGATGAACGAAAGAACCCGTGGAAGGGTCAGAATCCATCACAATACAGCCTTCTTCACGAATCATATTGACTATTTCTTCTGGTACTGATTTGATAATCTGCCTGTGCAAATCACTCATCATTTCGTCGGGAGCGTTCTTTGTAGCTTCAATGAGCGTCATCAATCTTTGCGGACGGTATTCCACCCTAGCATTTTCAGAGAATGGATATTGGAAAATACTGACTTCTTCTGGCGGCAGCATTACAACCCTATCCCACATTTTCAACTTAGGATTCCACTCATGGAACAAATAACAATTTCCTATCATGTTATATTCAAAAAGAATAGCCTGCAATGTTTGAAATAAATTTAGCTTATCACACATACCAGTGAAAAAGCCATGTATTTTCTTCTTCAGTTCTTTGGGTTTGCCTTCCATTTTTGGCATGTTCAAAGAAAGCTTTGACATTGGCAAGTCAGACAAAAGTTCCAATGCTCTACCGCAATAAGCATCTGTTCTTTGCCAATATCTGTACCATTCATACTTCTCTTTAAGCGTAACAGGCCAATACAGGATTCCACCATTTTGCTCATTCATCATAATGAAGTATGGTGGAATATCTCTCAAACCGCCAACTTGATTCAAGCCTTGGGCATATGATGATTGATAGGTAGAAAGAGTGCTTGTGCCTATAAGGGAATTTTCAATAGGCAAACTATCCATCATCATACCGGCAGTGCGTGTGCCTGCTCCACGACCAGCACGACCAAGCATGGCTACCTTGTTGCGTTCCATTTGTGAAACGATAGTTGCCTTCACCGGGTCAACATGGCGAGTAGTAACACCGATATTTTTGACCCCACCCTTGAAAGAACCTTGTGGCACATTCGGGGAAGGATTATCTATAGGTGTAGTCTTTCTTGTTCGTGGCATATCGGAACGTCCTTATAATATAATGCTGCCTCTGCGCTGCGATTTACTCTTATATAAGACAGGTTGTGATGATAAAATTTGGAAAAATGTCTTCGTGTCAGGAGAATCCAACTTATTAAAATCGAATTCCACCTCACACCATATTGGCCTATAGTAAAGAGTCATATGAGACGGAATAATCATTATTTGACCTGTAGTACGCATAGCTTCTTCTTTTTCATCCACACGTAAAGGATTCAATTGCAAATTCTTATGAGTGGTGAAGTCAGATATACAATCCAGCATATCCGTAGCATGTTCTACTTTTGCAATTTCTTTCTCGACAATCTTCAATCGTTCTTTTGAAGATTTAGTAGGTATCAATGTAGATTCATCACCCTCTTTATAGTGATAGCCTGCCCAATCCAGCCAAATGCCATGATTGGTTCTTACTGCCGTATCTTTAGGCTCTATCTTTTCGTACTTATGGATATACTTATCGTCTTTAAAGGATGCTTCCAACAGATATGCTGTTTCTGCATCCCAACAAATTGTGTTACCCGGCAATTTATTTTCTATACACGATTCTAAAGCATTTTTGACAGACTTTTCCAACAGTGCCCTTCTTATTATTTTACCCTCTGGAGAGTAAAAATTGGACTTTTCTTTCTTCTTTTGTTCAGCTTCTTTTCCCTCATCTTCATCATGAGCCACAGCCATAGCTGAATTAAGTATGCTTACCCCATGTTCATTCAAACCTTCAGCATATTTTGTCTTATCATCCCAAATGAATTCGCGCTCTATATTCTCACGAAATGACTGTTTGATGTAGATAGTCGGATAGTAGTTTCTATCACGGTTTTTTACACCAACCCAACCATCATTTTTGAAATATTTGAGTGCTACAATACACATCACTTGCCCCTCTACTTCACATGATACGGTTTGATAACTGAATCATCCAACATCCTTCTCATGCCTGAAGACAGCCTTAATAGTTTCACTACCTTGCTTCGCAGAAAAGGCTTGTCTTTGAAATCTGTCTCCGAATCCTGTACACACTTTAAAAAAGCGTCCGTTTCTTTGGCATATTGGGCTATCTTGGCATTGAAACTCTGCGCAGCGTTGATAACCTTTTTTTGCGTTTGTTCTTTCTTTTCCTCCTCTTGCTTCTGCTTTACTTCGCTTAATTTCTCAAGACTTTTGGCTTTCTTCAACTTGCGTTGTTCAAACTGTGTGTTGACCAATGCCGTTCTTTGTTCATGGCGCTCTTTCGCTTCTTCCATTTGACGAAGCAAAGGATGACCGGGCGGCAAATCAGCCAAATCACCTAAATTTCTTACTCTTTCACCCTTTTCCTCACCAGCAAGCGTTTCTTCTGCTTTCTTGACTGCCGCAACTAAACCAGCGTCAAGCTTTTTAATCGGTGCTGTGGCCATGTTACACGCTTTGTCCTAATATAATGTAGTCACCTTCATCATCATGGCTTGTCTTGAATAGACAATAACCATTCCATGCATGAGCCGGTGTCTCCTTTTCCGAAGTAAACAAACCATTTTCACTAATGTACAAATCCGCTCCCGGCGTATAAACCAATGGAGCACCTAGAACGGGATTATGTCGTTTTGCTTTGTTCAACTTCTCAAACCAATAAACCTTAAAAATACCTTCTGAAGCAATACACGCTACTGCTACACGAGTACCAGCACTTTGCAACAACCCTTGTTTATCAAAAGAATATTGTATACCAGCATCTTTAGCAGTCCAATCCTTGTGCGTATCTCCACCGGGCCTACCATTAGTATCCCACATATCAGATAATTGTTCTACTGGCTGTTTGTGTTGTGGGCCATAAAGCATGAAACCAAGATTGCGTCCTGTTTCATCAGTTCTCTCTACACGACAAACAGCCCTGCTATAATTTGATGCTGGCGTGGCAACTATCCTAACCCATGTACCGGCAACCCAACCATTTGACATATTGCCAGAAGGCTCTACAGGCAATGTTACTTCGCCAGATAATTGATATACTTGGTCGCCCAAAATTCATACTCCTTCTGGCCACACTACATATTATCAATTATCAACTTATTATCTAATCACTCTTTCAGATTCATTATTTTTCCATCTTTTATATAGCCCTTTTCCAAATCCGGCAGTAAATAGTGTTTTCTTAGTGTAGCTGGCCCATGTCCTACTTTTTCTGCCACATTTTTGATAATCTCATTAAACTTCTTTTGCCGGTCTTTTTCTTCCTTGATACTGTTTTGGCGCTTCAAGCATTCTATTACCATGCGGTTTGCTGAGTAACCGCGCATATCTTTGGCAGTCACTTCAAACTCATCAAGGTAACGATTGATTTTGTCGGCTTTGATTTTGAATCCGTCTTTCGTCACCATCACGAAAGAATCAGGCTTATCTGCTCTCTTTAACAGTCCTGACAATATTTTGGCTATGGTTTCATTAGTGAATTCTTTTTCATGCTCTACAGACGACTTGCCTACATAATTCAGCATTACTTTGGAACCTTCGACTTTAATATGTTTCTTCTTCAAACCAGTGATGCCAACATGGTCTTCTTCTGCTGATGCATCATTGCCCACACGCTCCGCTGTCTTATCCATCATGGCCACAACCAATGCAGTTAATTGTGTCTTTTCATCTTCGTTTTTTAAATCACGTGTCACTTTGTTTCTCAGACCTTGTATATTCTGAGAAATCGTATGCACCGCGTCTATCTTTTTCTTGGCACGCTCTTTCTCTGCGTCTGTTAAATCTTTAGCTTTGCCAAATTCACCGCGCAGTAATTTGGCGACATGCAAAAGTTCTCTAGCTATGTGTATTTTATTCATTGTTTAGTACATCCTACCATGTGGAGAGTTTCTTCCACCAAAACTCTTGCCACCAATCAAAGGACGCTGCAAATTAATGCCATGTTTCAATATTTTGTTCGCAGCAAAACTGTTTAATGAACTAGTTCCTACAGCTTGTTGACCCGATACTATAACTGCGCCGTTTTTGCCCACAAGAGAAGTAATATTAGCCGGTCTTTGTTTGTAGTTGGTATAACATTCCCAAATAGCTCTGGCGATAGCGTCTGAAATGTCATCATGCGAGCCAGCCTTTTTAGGCGCTCGTACAATAATTCTGTTTTTAGCTTTTCTCTCGGCTTCCAAACTCAACAATTCTGGAATCGCTATGGGATGGTCTATCAGTTCTACCATACCTGCCGCATATAAGTCTTTGAATATCATGTAGATTTCGCTATTCAAAGTTTCAGTCACGTTCTCCATATGAAACTGTTTTAGATTCATTTCATACAATTTTTCCATCAAACTATAGCCATTGAATTGGTCAAACCATCCTGATTTGATAGGGAACCACTTTACCAATTCTTGAATTTCTTTGGCCATGTCAGAGACTTGTATCAATTCCTGTTTGGCAAATTTATTGCAACTGGAATATATGCTTTGGTCACGCTCCCAAACATCGGAAGAACCTGAGTAAAATACATCAGCATAATCAACAATGATTTTATTAGTCGCATCTTCTTTATGAACAATACCTATGGCTGCTCCGTCATTCTTAATGCCCAAGTCAATTCCCATGAAGTAAGTAGTGCCCACCTGACCACGACTAGACATTGTTCTGTTAACGTTGATGCACTTCTTAAATTCATTTTCGTCCTCAATCCATGCGGTGATTGAATCGCTGAACTCACCACCATATTCGCACATGAAACCAACTCTATTCCTGCGTCGTTCTGTCTTGAGTACAACAGGGTCTACTTGCGGGTTTACCATAGCTGAATACATTTTGAACATCAACGTAGTATCGTTTTCATCAAAACTTTCCAAATAACGGTCATAGAACTTGCCGTATTTGGCATAAGGCGAACTGATACAAATAATCTTACCTTCACCTCTAAAAGTAGTTGTTGAAGGTGTCAAGGCTTTATAGACTTCATCACCTGAAAATCTACCACCATTGTCAATGAAGAATGCCATTTCGTCCATGATAACCGTAAGAGCATTTCTACCACGCAAAGAGTTAGATGAACAACCACCAGCCAAACAAGTTAATGAAGCTACCTTTCTTCCAGCAACCTTCATATCTGTATCAGTCTGAAGATTGAAATATGACTGTGTTCTGTTGACAGTTCTATCACGCAAATATGGGCAATTCATAGATAACTTCATAGTTTGGTCAAATACCACGCCTGCCTGTTCGTCTGTTGGAGCCACATTCATAATGACAATGGATTGCTGTGGAGGGAAATTATAATAAGAAGAAGGGTCACCACGTTTAATCAGCTTATACAATTCATAAGCTGATATGCAAGAAGACATTGTGCTATTATGAGAAATAATATCACCACCTATAATGTGTGTGTCATCAACACATAAATCTATAGTTTGCAATTCGCCAACCTGTTTTATTGATTTAACAGCATCCCACAGTACGTCAGAACAACACATATCTATTATGAATTTATCATTCAATTTCTCTCCATACGCTATTGCTTTATATCTTGTGGGGGCATATTGAGGACGAATTCTGCATTTATCTTCTGGTCCAATAATGTCTCTATGTGATAGACTGGCTTCATCGCGTAACCGTTCTATTCTGTTAACTACTCCTTTTGGCAATGTATAACAAAGATTTGTAGTATTCTTTGCATTGCTTCTTAGATTAACAACTTGTTTAACTTTTTCTTCCTTCAAAAAGATATTTATTTCTGTTTGAAAATTTCTTAAAGACGACATCTCATATATGCTTAATGTATTCGCATGAAATCTTTTTCCATTGCAAAGAGCCATCTTTTCAGTCAATGATGTTAAAATTCCAAATTTAAGAAGAAGATGCTTTAATCCTTGGACAAGATTATCAGAAGCGGAACAATATCCGATTTCATGTCCAGTAGCCCAACCATCACAAGAATATATTCTTGAAATGAATGCTGAAATTTCTTCTTTTGGTGCTTGTAAAATACATTCTGGTACAAATTTATGTTTTGACTTATACCCAAATACTCCTATTTCTTGCAACCATAATTTGACTTGATTTATATGTCTCTTCTTTTTCCCATCTTTATGAGTAATACTATATCCGTAATTTTTCTTGCCTCTTTTCTTAATTAAGTAACCGGGGAATTCAATATCAAGTATTGACTGAATTTCTTCTACTTTTTTAATATCTTTTGTAGTGAACCCGACATCACATGTTATGCCTCCATCACCTAACAAATAACCCAATAACTTTGCTCTATTAATTCCAATCGTCTTTTGTCCGAACATAGCATTCGATTTAGCGACAGCTATTCTGTCACTAATTTTTAGCTCGCTCAAATCAATAAATTTTGGTTGTTCCCAATCATCCCTCCAAACTAAATAAGGATGATTGCCAGATGATATTTCTTCAATGCCTGTTTGTGTCTTCAATTTATAGCAAGGTTTAACTCCATTATCCCAAATCTTAAAATCATAAGTAATGCTCTTCACTAAATTATCTGGTTTGTATGTAGTGATTCCAACTTTTTCTTTATTATTTTTTCTTTTTAGCAGTTCTCCAAAAGTAATAGAACCAACAGTAGTCGGTATTAAATCATTAACATATCTACATTTTCCTGCTCTTCTTCCAAGTACCAATACCAATTCACGAAATTGCATACCTTCTATTGTATCGGTATTACATCTTTTTTCATGGTATAGCCACTTCAAAAAGGCTTTCTCGGTGAAGCGATAAAGAATTTTGTCATTGACCAAATCAGGAACTTCGATAGTTTCTTCTGTGTCGTCTAATTTCAATCCATAATAGCATTTTAAGATGAAACGCTGTGCTGGAAACAGCTTGATGCCTAATCCCCAAGGAGCTTCGATAAAAGTGATAGCATCAACAATATCAGTATTGTTGCCGGTCAAAAAGGATTCGGCAAGCTTCTTCATAAAGTCGTCGTTTGCCATTATCCTCTCCCTGAAACAAATTTGCAGAAGGCACCTTTTAACAGAAAGCACCTTCTGCAAATCACCTCCTAAAAACGGTGCTTACTTAATCCAAACGTTGCCATAACTCTTCAATGCTTTATCCTTGCTCAAGAACTTACCACAACCATCTGATAGACCGCCCAAAAATGCCTTGATATAACCAACTTGTTCTGCCTTCAAAAACGTTCCAGCATCAGGAATCGGCAACATTGCATCCAATGCTACTGAAATCGCCAAAATAGCCTCTTTAACTTCATCCTTCACGTTTTTGAACAATGAAGCGTCAATCATTTGTTGCACTTCTGCTGACGAAGGCAACGTATCTCCGCTTAAATAAGGGAGTAGAACATCGCCAATGTTCTGTTTCAATGCAGCAGCACACTCACCAGCCGAAGCCGCATCCTTCTTTGCCCACTGTTGTAGACCATAAAAAGCGCCATTGCTACCAGCCAACTTCAATCCGGCAGTAATAATAGCAGGGTCAATCTTTGGAGCATCACAACCCGGAATTACAACCAAAGCACCACCAACTGCTGCTGCACCTAAGAACATTCTGCGGTCCATATTCATTTCCTCCTAATTTTGTCTGCGTGTTAGCAGAACGGTTATTTTTGCAACCCACTAAGAGCGGTAATTTCTTCTCTTAGTTCTTTTTTCCAATTGTCCATACTGGCACCCAAGTTCCTGAAAAATACGTCCGATACTTCGTCTTGATAGTTCAAGTTCTTAAAGGTCTTCCTTACCTTGCCCATAAAATATTGAAACACTATTCTCATGGACGGGGAATCTAAATCTATGCCATGTTCTTTCTCAAACAACTGCTTCGCCTGTGCTGCTTTGATAACCTGTGCAAGAACTGCCGCCCGTTTTTCCGAAATAATCGTTGCATCTCTCAAACTGCCATTTTGCGTAGCGATTAGTTCATTGCCCAATAAATTATCTGTCTCTTTAATCACTTCATCTATTAAAGCAGTTACAAGGCTTTCAATATTGTCTTTTCCTTCTAACTTCAATCTTTCAGAAAGACTAGAAACGCCATTGTGGTATTTCTTTACTAATTGGTCACGATGTTCCACCACATCATGAGGGACGTGATTTAATTTGTCAGGCGGTAATACTTCCACTGCCTGTGTTGTTTGCAATGGAAACGTTATATCTGCTTTATCAAACTCGTTTTTTTCTTCATTCATATTGTCTTCCTATTAGAAGTCGAAACTACCCTTGTTGTCTACATCCAATTTTTTAGCTTCCTTCTTCTGCTTTGCTATTTGAATTATATCCGTATCCTTGAACTCCTCTTCCATAAATGTAGAAGGGTCAATGTCAATTTCACACATTGGCGTAGACAATTCTATCTCATTATCAACCGGACTTTCACAAATATCAAGTGGTGCCATAGCCGAATCGTCATTGATATCTACCTCTGTAAATAAGTCGGGATTGACAGCATTGACATCAAGTTGTTCTACAGTGGAATCTTCATTAACATTTATGTCTGAGAACAATGAAGGATTTACCGGGTTCACGTCAAGTTCTGGCTCTACAGTGTTGTCAATTACATTTACATCAGAGAACAACGAAGGATTTGTCGGGTCTACATCCAGTTCTGCGTTTGCTTTTTTGTCTACTTTCACTGGAACTTCCGGCAATGATACTTCTTTGATATCGGGGTCTACTACCATCTTGCCTACTTCAAGAGTTGACATCTTTGGTGTTTCTGAAATCTTCAACTCTGCTTTCTTAACGGCCTTTAAAACTTGAACTACGAGTTTAGAAGCCTTGACAACATGCTCTTTGCTATCTACTCTTTCCGCATACTTTTTATCTTCGGCGTGTTTCCTCTTTTCAATGAGCTTGAATGCACACTTGAGTTGCTGATAAGGCTTCAAGGAAGACTTGCGTATAGCTTCAACATCGTCTTCTGTGATATTGCCAACAGTGGCCAAATCAATCAAGGTGTCATTTTTCCAATGTTCATCTACATCCTGATAACCAGCCATAATAGGCATCATCAATTCTTTGCAATATGCCACTGTGCCGGGTTCTTTATCTTCTTCGGCATTCAAGAAAGAATCAACGGCATTCTTAGAAGAATTGACTATTTTGGAGGACAGGATTTCTTTTGAACCCATTGGTAAATTCACAACGTCTTTCTTATAGCCAAGTACATATTTCACAAATCTCTTGTATGGAGATTGCGAAACATCAACCAAAGCAGCTTGTATGTCTTTATATCCAGTCACGTCCACAGCTATACATCCCAAAATACCTTCACTAGCCAAGACAGGCTTGAGATGGGGGATAGCCAAATCTACATCTTTCTTGGCATAGCTGTCATACAATTGTTTCATGACGCCAGCGGCCATTTGACCCTGATTCAGATAATTTCTCGCCTTTTGTACAATGACAGACGTATTGTTTCTGTCAACGGGAGTAGGAACTATCTGTTCTTGTTTTTCGGCATATTTGGGGTCAATGTCTTGAGTGCCCCATTGCACTTCAAGGTCATCTTTTTTGTTATTGTCCTTGTCTTTTGGCTCAAAACCTTCTTCATTTAACAACCATTGGAAGTCGTTAAGCGAGCCTTCCTTCAGCATAGACTTTAAGTTCATCTTCTCGTCTCCTATTACTTTTGGCTATTGCCTATACCGTTTATTCTTCAGTTTCTTCCAATTCATCGGCAGACAAAATATCAGTGTCAAAAACTGGCGTTATGGATTTTTTATCTTTAGAGAGCTTCCACAAAGCATTAGTGGATTTGTGGATAAGCAAATTCTCTCCCGCCATGATGAATAACTCACGTGCCTTCTTTGTGTTTGGAAGGCTTGCTATTTTCTTCTTCTTGTTGACAATGGTTTCGTCAATACCAAGCGAGCTATGCCACTCAAAACTCTCTAAGAAGTCTTTCATAGGTGAACACTCCCCGCCCGAAGCTGTAAATAGACTAACCCCTACCCACTATTAAATATCAAAAAAATATGACGACTGCCTACTTTTTGTAGAAACGCCTTACGATATTGAGGTTGTCATGGATAAATGAGAAGATTTCATATACATCCCAATGCTTGTTCTTTTCCAACTGTTTAATAGCCTTTTCGTATTTATACCTTATTTTGATTTGTTGCTGCCGCAATATTTTCGATGTACAAGTCAAAGAAGTGGTGTAAAACATAAGAGTCAAAATCTCAAGTATTTCAGGGTCATACATAGCACCTTTGATGTCTAAAAAGTTTAAATAGATATCCCTGATTTGATGCAAATAATGAATGAATTGAAGTCGCTTCCTGATTCGGCGGATGTCATAACACAAGGAAGGCTGGCTACGGTTCAGAATCTTTTGAACATGATTCTGTTTGAGCCGACTTATAAACATCAAAAAAAGGATGTCGCGGTCTTTGTTGTTCAAAAACTTGAAGATGTGACCAAACTCTTTAGCCTGTTCTGCGCTAAAGGACGGCAAAGAAGACTTACCTCTTTCCAAGCCGCTTTCGTTTGCGTCTAATCTTTCTAGGTTTTGTCCTACATACTTTATACGCATTCCGTTTTCTCCGGCGTTTCGATACAGATAATGGTTCAGATAGTTTCTTTAACAACCGCTTGTGATTTCTGAGAACATATGATATGTTGTTCTCTAACACAAGGTTACTACGGAACATAGTTTTAGTAAACGACTTTGTATACAGTTTGAACATGACCTTGCATTTGTTGTTAGCCAATCGCTTGATTATAACGCCTTTCAGGTTCTTTAGGTAGCCTTCTTTTACAGTCACAATATCACCTTCTTGCAATTGTTCCACGCTACTGAACTTAACTTGCATTGAGTTTTTGAATTTGTGTACTTCTTCGTCGGTCAAAAATGATGGATTCTCATATGAATCCAACACTCCAAAAACCATATCATTGTCACGCAACTTGTCAATGTAGGTAAAATAGTTCCTCACCTTGACAAACAAATAGTTTTCCAACTGCATCTCGTAATTTTCTTCGGAAAGTTTGTCGGCAATAATCACGACATCACAAAGGTCTTTACCAAATATATTGGTTAATTCGCTCTTGATAGCATCAACAGATTTGTTACCCTTGAGATATTGGATATCTATACTGATACAAACCCATCTTGGCTCATTGTTGTTCATGGTTACCACCATTTAAACATAAACAGGTTCTTGAGTGTATCACATAACTCACCAGACACTTGTTTAAGACGCTCTTTACGTGAACTTTGCTTGGCTTCTTTTTGCAGTATCCAAATTAAAACTGCCAATTTTGGGTATTCCTGACCACAATGCGCCGGATTTTTGACTATCTCTTCGAAGTCATTCTTCACCGACTCCTCAGTATGTTTACACTTAAAACAGGTACATTGTTGCGCTGTTTCTGGCTCATTACAGATAAAAATGGAGTTTTTGACCTTGGCCAAAACATCTGTATTCTGGCAAAACCCTACATCACTATTGCCTTTGACTCTATGACGCTTGTTCCAAACACAATTCAAATGGCACACAGATAGATACTTAGCCTGCCGTTCTCTCAGGTGTTTGTGATAAATCTCTTTGCTTTTGAAAGCAACTTCTTCTTCACTTCTCATTCTTTTTAGCCTTTTCCGCCCGCTCTAAATATTCGTCTAACTGTCTCTTGGTATTAAAAAAACTCAGAGCCTTGGATAAGTCAATTCTATGGGCCTTACACTCTGGAAGGGTAGGCCACTTGCCTAATATACGTTTTAACACCCTGTATTTGTCTATATTCTCGCCTAGTGAAAACTGTTTGGCCATAAAAATCAGACGGCTGAATGATTGGAATTGCCTTAAAACGACATAGAAAGGCGGAATCACATCAGGACGTTTTTTTCTAGCAGTATAATAAGCTCTTACGGTCCACAGATTAAATTGGGTAACAAGCTTTGCCAAGTATTCATCAAACTCTTGGTTACTTACGGCAATAGGTGGACCTTTAGCTTTCTCTGGTCTAGGTATTTCTTTGTAGGCTTCGTTTACTGCAATACTCCATTTCCCAAATATCTTTGTGTAGTCATAGAGAAGAGGGTCTTGAGGAGAACGGCACTTTCGTAAATGATTCCTTGTGGTGATTCTATTGTCACGCAAATAGGACAATAGTTCATCACGGGAAAAGGTTGGCCTTCTCGCGTAAGGGCGCGTCGTTTCAGACAAGCTATATCTTGAACGATTTTCAAGACTAGCATCGCTGAATTTCTGCCACAAGGACTTTTCTATAGCCTACTCCTATTCAGCAATTAAGCTGTCTTAGGCGCGGGTGTAGCAGCAGTAGCAGCGGCAATAGTAGCAGCAGCAGTAGTAGCCTGTTTAGGAGCCTTGGATTTGGTTGAAGGGGTTGCGTTTGCTGTGGATGCTGGAGTTGTTTGAACTTTGGTTTTGGCTGCTTGGGCTTGTTTAATTGGGCCTAGTATATCTTGGCCTGTTTTTTTGGCCTGTTCCGCTGCTTCAAATACATCCCGTGCGTCATCATTCTCTAACCAATTTGGAACACCATTCGTTACTGCAAATTCTTCCGCAAACATCTCGTAATCTGGTTTGCGCTTCTTTGCGTAGTTGTTGCTTTCCGGGTCAAACCCACCACTTGGGATAGAGCACATTTGATGGAAAACGGACAAGTGCTTTTGTTTAGGACTAAAATTTTTCCACGTCTGTTCAAACACCTCTACAAAATAGACCTTATCAATAAGGATGTCATAAGGGTACTTCACCGGAATCAAACGAGTACCACGCTTTGATTTCTTGCCTTTGGTCATCACTGGTTGCACGGCATTGACATCAAAGCCTTCAAAAACTTTAGGCAAGGCTTCAATTATCTTCTCCATGATTTCTGAAACTTCATTGTTGACTTCATAATCCGTAAACTTAGCCATTTTACTCTCCTATGATTGGAAAATTGTTTAACCCGCTTCTTTAAGTATTATACAACTAGCACTACTTTTTTTGTGCTAATTCGATGATGATATTTTCCTTCTCTTTCATACTAGGCTGGAGATGACTCATTATGATATGGATGGCCGGGGAAGCATCAACGGAAACCACTATCTTTTTATCAGCACCGTTCTCTTTTTCGTCTTGTGCATCCAACCGGTGAATAGCGTCCTTCATCAACAGTGCATAAGAGTCTATGTTGCCTGTATGAATGTCGTCCGCTACATACAGAATTTCATCATATTCCTCATCCACATGTTGCACAATAGCCTTTTTGGTGCAGATGAATAGTGTTTTCATAGTTTTCCCGCACTCTTCATTAACAATTCAACTTCAATCTTTTTATCCAATTCGTCGAACATTATTCGACAAAATTCAGGCGTGCAACTAAACGTCATGAAACCTTCGCCTTCATAATATCCTATACCATTATTGTCTTTTTCTTCTCCCCATTTTTCTTGGTTCATCACTACTATAATATACGATTCACCACGACTTTTGAGAGCATCGGCTAACCATCCAATGGGAATACACCGGCAAATGAATAGAAAAGCCTTCCTAAGCAAAGAAGGCTTTTCTTTTGGACGGTCAGTTAGTTCTCCCTCTAAATGTGGCTTAGTCATAAGACGGCACTTCAATCTTAACGTGCTTGCCCCACTTGTACGGATACTGGTCTTCTGTCAACTCAGTAGTAAGTACCCACAAAATCGGCATCTGATATTTGTGATTGATGACCGGCGCATAAAAATCGGTGAAGTAAATCAAAGCATCATACTGCCCTTCAACTTCCTTCAAGACTGGTTCAAGGTCAGTACCGCCACGTCCGGTAATCTGGCCGTTCCATTTGCCCTTGTACCGATATTGCTTGGTAATGGCGCAATCACACTCCAACATTTGAATGTGAGCACCATTCTTGTAAATCCAGTAAATCTCATTCATGAACACCTTGAGTTGGGTGTCAGAAATGGAGCCTGAAGTATCTATTGCAACAGCAAGTTCCAACACATCTTCTTTGCGCGTACCGGGGCGTGTGCCAAACCGCTTGCTTACGCGCTTCATGGTGTAATCCAAATCGGACTCTGTAGCCGAAGCAACAAAAGTCCGCAACACCTTGTTCCACGGGATGATTGGTTTGCGGGTCTTAAGAATGTCACCAATCTGTTCAATGACTTCGGCAGGAACGTTGCCGTAATCTTTATTGCAAAGCTCTTTAGCTTGGCGAACAATGTCTTTTACAATGTCTTTTAGAATCGGGTCAGAAGCAGCCTCTTCCCACATATCATGGGATTTCACCGCATCAGAGAACATGCCTTCAACACCGAACTGGCCCTTAGCACACATGTTTTGAAACTGTTTGTTGTCCTTCAATTGCTGATAGTACCAGAACGAAGACTTGTGTGGAGGAAAACCAAACATATCTGGCAGCATAGCAGCTTCAATGAGCTTGTCTTTATCAATGCAACTATTGACAACCAAATCCACTGCCACATTGCCACGCAGACGGTCAGAGAACTTCAAATTCAAATGGTCAAAGACAACGTGCAATGTTTCGTGTTCCAAAGCGCCAAGCAGGAAGCCCCACGCTTGGTCTTCCGATTTTGCCTTGCCGAATATCTCATTAGCCAGCCAATCTTGGTTGATGTAGAGCTTAATCAGCAAGTCATCTTTTTGCTTTCCCACTGCCATTGTCGGAAGTTTGGCATTTGGACCGCCAAGGTAGACTTTGGACAATTGCTGTAAGATGTGACCATAGAAGACCTTATGGCGAATCAGGTCAATGATTCCGCACATTACCGTTTTCTTTGCATCACTGAACTTTGCCACTTTATTGACTCCTTTTTAGACCACCACAATTGTATCGTATTATTCAACAATATTTATTCGCCTTTTTGAAAAGAATCACTCATCTCAATGATTTTCTCCAAGTTATAAGGGATTATCTTCTTAATCTTCTTGAAGATGGAGTATTCTTTCTTTAAATACTTGTCAAAATACTCGCTCTTTTTGCAGGGCGTGAGTATTTCTTTCTTGCCGTAGTCGTAATCCCTGTCATAACCATAGTCCTTATCCCTAGACGGTTTAATCCAAGGTCTGTTATCTTCTACATCCCTATCCACAGGCATATTAGAAATGTGTTCTGCCGTCTGGTCTTCTATCCGCTCTCTTTCTTCTTGAAGTTGGCGCTCCAATTCTCTCTTTTCACGCTCTTCTTTTTCTTTAAGCAGCCGCGCCTTTTCTTCGGGGTCAACCCATTCCGCCACATCGTAATTTGCAACATAACGTATATGGCCAAACTTGTCTTCCACTCTGATTAAATCTTTAATGCGTACTTTCTTCTCAGCCAAATAGGCTACGCCCTTGTCAAAGAACCTAGCCCACAAATTGCCTGTTCCCCTGCCAAGGAATTCTATTTCCCATGATTCGTCAAGAGGCTCGTTGTCAAAAGTCACAAAATCTGGGTTGATATGTTCGTGTATTGCATCAACACCATAGCTTTTGAAATCTACCGCAATCCAACCTTCCCCAACAGAGAATTCCATAATGCGGCCATACTCTTTCTTGCCGCCATTTATAGGATGCTGGACAATAACTGCCCGCCCGACATCATCATCTGTCAATTCGCTAATGTTCATAGCTCACGCTTTCACACCAAGATAATTGAACCTGTTGGTTTGGTTTCGTCTCCAAGCCGCACTTTAGCTACCTTGGCAATGCGTTCGTCCTTTTCATTCAACATCACAGCGCCCAAATGTTTCGTTGGCACCTTTTCAGCCAAAAACAACCGATGGCCCACCTTCAAATCTTCCTTAAAGTAGTCCATCATTTCCTCTTCCATAACGCCATAGGATTCCATCACGTCAGAAAAATCCGCTGCTTGACGGGCTTCATCATAATCAAACTTCTGCCCACGCACTTCAAGCCAAGCTTCAACGCCACTTCGGACATCAAGCTGGACCTTGCCGCCCTTCTTGTTGTCTTTGATATCATCGGAAATCGTGATGATACCCTTCTGAGGCTTTGCCGGTTGTGCTGGTGCCGCCTGTTTCTTGATTTCGTCAGGCAGGATTATCTTGCTCTGCTTCGCCATTGGATTCCTTGAACCTTTCTTTAAGCACCCGCATCTTCTCGCCAAACTTGTTTTCGGCCAAGATGTACTCTTTATTATCGTCTCTTTTGGCCGGAATTGCAAGATATTCCACACCCAAATCGAAAAAGTCTTCCATGCCCACATTGCTGACACACAGATATGTCTGCTCAAATGGGTTCTGACCCTTTTGTGGAATAAAATTTGCCGGGAGATTGCTTGCGCGTGGCCGATGGATAGACACGAATTCTTTGCCCTTGTACTTGCACCATTGTTTGTAACAGAAATCCTTGGCCTTCCAACGGCTTCGGAACTTGCGCACTTTGATTCGCTCTGTGTGTTTCGTGCTAAGCTGAACTCGCAAAATATGCACGTAAAAGAAACCATCATCTTCTTTCTTTGGCGTGTAGCTACACCGGAACTTGTATCCACGGCGCACTACCTCTGAAAAATAGAGGGAACGCTTGAAGGTCCGATACCGCAACTCCGGTGAAAGCATGACTTTACCCCTTACAATGCTGCACTCACAACCTGCACAACATTGTATCGTCAACTTTCGCTTTTTTTATCAATAATTCTCGCAAAATCTGATATAGCAAGGCTTTATGCCATAAATGAGAATATACGTCTCAGAAAAATAGATGAAACAGAGGCTTTTGGAGCCGCAATAGGCGCATTGTCTGTAGGAATGACGTTAGACGACTGAATGTTCGACAACGCCAATGCTTCGGCCAATTCTTCAAGCTTGGTATGACCTTTGATAAAGATTTCAGACGCCGGGAATTCTCTTTCCACTTCATCTTTCAGTTCACCGTGGCCAGTGCTGATAATCGTTGGAATGTCGTAACGGTTTTCGTGCAGCCATTCAATGAAACCTCTACCATCATCGCCTTGCAGTTCAATATCCACAATGGCCACTTTGATAGCACCGTCGCCATGTTTGGACACAGTATCCTTAGCTTCTTGAACCGTTCTCACATATAAAAGTGGTATGGTTGAATTAGCCGCAGCAAGCAAACCTTCTAAAATGGTTGCTTGTTCTGGTCTATCATCCAAAAAGAGAATCATACCAGTGCGTTGTTTGACTTCATCGCGCAATGAAAATTTGAAGAGGTGCTTGAGTGCCTTTTCCGTTGAATTCAAGCGGTTCTTTAGGTCAGTGAAGTTTTGGTTAGTCATAATCCCTCTCCTTTAATCTTCTTTCACTTTGGCTGCATATCGGCAACGGTCAATCACCCGTTGTGTTCTTTCTAGCAATCTCTTTTCTTCCTCTTTCATGCGCTTTTCTTCTTCTAACATTGTCTTAACTTCAGCGCCACAATTAGTGCTTGTAGTCAATGCATTAGAACATTTCTGTGCCAACGCCATCAATTGATTGTTGCGCTTTTCTAACAAGTCAGTCAAGTCTTTGATTTGTCGTTCGTGTTTTTTGTTGATGTGCCAATAGAAGGCTACCAACAAAACGATGAGGATAACACACATACCCCAAGGACCATATTTCGCCAACATTTCTGCAACAGTCATAGCACCTTGGGCGGCTGTCTGAGGATTCATACTTTGCGCTCCCTTCTTTTTTTCAACCCGCTATAAATATGCACCATCAAATCTACCAAATCATATGGTTTCTTCGGGTAGTAAACATCGGCGATAGGCACCTTCCAAATTTTGTTAGTCAAAACGATTTTTACCGCATCAAATGAATCACTTACTTCTTTAGTAAACTCACCGTCCATAAAATTACTTCTAGCATCTGCAATAACTACTGCGAATGGGTCTTTGATATGTTCAGTAATGGCCTCTTGAATAGAACCTGAGATAAATACTTTATATCCTTCGCCAGTAATCGCTTCCCAAAGAAGTTTTCCCGTATCAAGAGCACCACCTAACAATAGAATACGCTCCCCGTTGCCTTTTTCATAGTCGGTGTTGACATAACCTGTCTGTGATTGGTCTATGTACTTTGGCAAATATAAAGAAAATGTAGTACCTTTATTCACCTCAGTATCTACCTTGATTTCGCCTTTGTGCTGACCTACTATTATAGCATGACAAACAGATAAGCCTAAACCCGTTCCTTTCAGATTAGCCTGCCAAGAATTTTTCTCTGCGAAATTGCCTTTGGTGGAAAAGAAAGGCATGAATATTTTTGACAAGTTATCTTTAGCTATGCCACATCCAACGTCTGCTATTTTGAGGATAATCTTGTCCTCATAGAGAATATCATTACCTTCGGGTGGTTCTTCAATTGTAATAGTAATCTGCTTATTTTGAGATTTTGTCATCGCGTGTTGAGCATTGATAATCATGTTCATTAAAACGTGTGCTATGCCTTTCGGCTGCACATATATTTTTGCCGTTGTGTTCTCTACAATATCTACTTTTACATTCTCTTTGCCCAAATCAATATTCAGCAGTTCAACGACTCCTTGAATCAATGCTTTTGGCTGGACTGCTTTCATACTACCTTTATTTGAAGCCGTACTAGTGAAAGCCAACAAATCGTTTGTGATACTTGCTCCTTGAGAAAGAGCAGATTTGACAATATCTAATGATTTGCGAACCTTATCTGGCACCGTCTCGCGATAAATCAAATCCACATGACCCTTAATCACTGCATTAATGTTGTTGAATTCGTGAGCAATGCCGCTTGCCATCAAACCTACAGCCGCCAATCGTTCTGAACGTAGCAACTTTTCCTGATGTTGGTATTCTTCGCTCACGTCTCTAAACACCATAACAACACCTATCATATCTCCGTATTCATCTATGATAGGTGAAGCATTGTGTTTGATAGGTACTTCTTTACCACTTGAAGTCACATAGAGCGTGTTGTTACGCGGAGCTATCAAAGCGCCCGTGTTGAGTACCATTTCAACAGGATTAGGTACTTCTTTCTTAGTAAACTGGTGAATAAATTTGATGAAAATGTTAAGAGGTTTGCCTATCATTTCAAATTCTTTATAGCCAAGTATACTTTCAGCAGCAGCATTAACGCCTATTATCTGACCACTATTGTCTGTTGAAATAACACCATCACCTATTGAATGCAGCGTGGTAGAAAGCAGCTTCCGATTATCATGTAAGGCTTTTTCAGCTTTCTTGCGTTCTGCAATATCATGGAATACTACCTCAAAGACCATATTGCCATTGACGCGCTCAAACGATGTGGCGGCAGTTTCAACGTCAATAAGTTCTCCGGTATAAGTAAGAAACTGGCTTTCAACAAGAGGCACTTCGTACCCGCGTTCTTTTTTCATTTCTTCCATGCGTTGAAGTTCTTGTGCTCTAAATTTTGGATGAACAAAATCCAGATACTTCCTGCCTAGTAAATCCTCTCTAGTACAAGCCCTTAGCATTCTTACGGCAGCGTTATTCGCAAATTCAATATTGCCGTTCTCATGCAAAATAGTAGCGAAAGGTGAAACCTCTATCAACCTTTTATACCTTTGTTTTGTTTCCTCAATTTCCAATTCTTGTTTCTTGCGTTGGGTTATGTCCAACATTGCACCAACTATACCTATTTTTTTGCCAGCTTTAGTAGTTAAGACTGATTTTTGGTAGATGATGTTTTTAACTTGTCCGTCTGATGTTACCATCTCTTTTTCATACTGCGTTTGAAAATCAGTAGATTCAAGGAGATTGTCATCTATCTGTTTATGAAAATAGGCGGTTTTCAATGGAGAAGCATCAATAGGACTAGCGCCTATAATGTCTTCTCGTTTCACATTGCGCAGATTCTCAAAGGCTGTATTGCAACCTACGTAGACACCATTAGCATCGGTGTAATAAACAGCTATTGGAATTGCATCCAATAGTGTTTGCAAAAAATGGTTCTGCTTTTGTATTGTTTCATCATCGTCGTTCATAATCTACCTAATATAGATGCCCTACTAAGACCAAATATCAAGAAATAATAAACCGCGCCCTTTGTCAGAGCGCGGTTCAAGAGCTACAGTTAGATTTTATGGGTAATCTTTAACCAACAGGAAGCTTATCCAAAAAGCCTTCTTTCTTGGCTATCAATTCTTTAATTCCACCTCTTTCCACAATGTTTTTGAACTCTTTTTCAAAGCAGAAATACAGCCGTACCACTCCACCCGGCTTTTCTTCCCACCCAGAAACACCCAACACATCATCCTCAAGTTTCTGAGAAATCTGAGCGCCAGCACCAACCGATACAGATTTAACTTCTTGCTCAAATGCTGTTTCTGGCACACGTATTTCTTTCGTGCTCCGTGATATTTTTGTACTACGTAGAATGCCTGATGATGGAGCACTTTTAATTAAATCTGCATCGCTTATAGAACAAGATAGTTCGCCAGAGTGTGCATCATTACAACAATAGGTATGATGACCGTCATTGTAGATGTTTTCGTTACTATTAAGAGATTGTGTTTTGATATTCCCACAGCCCCAAGTTGCATCATACGTTTTATACCCCCCATAATTTTTGTATGGGGAATATTCATTAGAACCAGAATTGACACCAATAATTGAAGTATGATAGATATGTTCAACCCGTGGCATTTCGCGTCTAATTTTAGTCTTGTAAAAAGCAAAACCAAAAGCCGGAACTGTCTTCTCTCTGCCCATAACCAACGAAGCAATATCCCGTGCTTCATCCTCTGAAAAGAAAAATTGACGCACAGTTCCATCATTACTATTCCTGAAACCATCCCACCAATGCGGAGCAGAACATATATAATTCTGCGCTGGCCACTCATATCCACACTTCTGGCAGAATCTTCCATGTGCGAATGGTTCATTATGTCTAGGACAATTATTAGTGTAGCTTTCCAAGCCCAAACCATTCATTTCCATTCCAGTAATAGGGTTCATGCCTTTTACGCTTGGAACAACAGCAGTATTGAGAGGGTCATTTTCAGTCCAATCAAACCACAAACCGATATTTACAGAAACAGGACAAACATAAGTTCCAGCAGCACGAACCCAATCTTTCGGAGCACCGGGTAAACAAGCAATTGGGAAAACAGGCAGCGGCTCGCCTTTTGGCAAAACATGAACTAATCCATCATCTTTAATGCGCTCTGCTTTCATAAGACGCGCCTTAAACCCGGCGTGTTCCATAACATCCACCCAACCTTTTTTTGCATGTTCCTGAACGTATGTTGTCGCTGTTCTATAATTAGTATATTGCAACATAGTGCATCTCCTTTGTCATAATTCGTCAGAGACTCCCTGCTATTATACTTTAAATAGCAGGAAGTTTCTGACATTGTTGTTAGTATGTACGAGAAGGATTCATTGGGTCTGACACTTCACGCTCTTGTGAGGTTCTGACTTTAATTCTAGGAAGACTATCATCAGCCTTACGTTCAAGGTATGTCGCGTAAGCCTTCGGATAATCGTCCTTCAATCCAGCATTACCATCCTTGCTAACAATGCCGTACTGCATCAACTCATTGATGAATTGGCCGATATAAGCCTTGTCTTTAGGCGCTTGACCCATTTCATAAACAATACGCGCAAACTGCATCTCTTCGTATTTCTCAACATTCCATTCACGCTCACATTCATCACAGTAACCATTAACGAGAATAACACCCGGATGAAATGGGCATTGGAACATTGCCAACGAAGGGAAATGGCCTGCACGATAGAGACGCTTCAAGACATTCTTCACAGGATAATGCACAGGCGTCTTGCCCTTACGCGCCTGTCTCAGAAGACTCAACGAAGCTTCAACATCAATGGTGCCTTCCGCTTCGTTCTGGAAGATGATGAAAGGACGCTCATGGGCTTTTTTATCAAGCACTTCAAAGATAGTAGGGTCACAGGTAGGGTTGTATGCCTTGAGCAATTCTTCATCGCTCCACTGGCCAACAGGACGATTAGCCTTGACAATCGTTTCTATTGCCACTTTGTACTCTTCAATAACAGGCATACCTCTGACTTCTTTGGTAGCTGCATGAACTTCAGCAATTTGATTTTCAGGTTTTTCGCCAAATGAACACTGACTACCTTCCTTCAAGATGCTCCACAATCTCTTGAAACGAATTGGCGGGAGATTGGGTTGACCGTTTTCACAGAAGATACGACGTGCTTCACCCTCTGTGCAGTCGTCAGAAAGAAGCAACTCATGGCTTCCTTCATCACAATAAATGCCAAGCTTACAGAGTCTATCCCAAATGTAAGCTTCGGCACTTGATTCAATTGCACAATTGATGCCGTAAATCTTAGGTGCTTCAGTTAAGTCGGCAGGAAGAGATGCAGTTACACCTTTTGCATTGACTTGTTTCAATGCAGGTTCAATCTCTTTGGCTGCTTTTTTGACTTTGGAAATAAGTGTTTCGACAGAAGTACGAGTATTTGTAGACATGTTTTTGTTCCTCTCTTCACGCTTGTTTTGTGACTTGCCTATGGTCACGTCGCTGACTGCATTACGAACTTCCCCAATGGAAGTGTAAATTCGCTCAGCTTTTCAGGCACTGCTGACTGCTATTTTATTATTCACTCTTTGTCTTTAGTGTCACCTCCTTCTATAAAATCATTCAACCTCATAAAAGATTGTATCCAACACACCTAGATAATTATAAAAAAATTATGACTTTCTTGCAGCCCACTCTAAAGGGAGTCTGATATACTGTACTTTTTCATCGTCGTCAGCATCATAAACAAGCCATTGCAGAATCCTCAGTTTTATGTCGTCTGCCTGTTGAACAATAGGCTTTTTCATGGTCTTCATAATAGCCGCAATCTTCTCTTTGGCTTCTGCAACAGTCTTAGGTGTCTCAGGATTTTCTCGTATCTCGTTGTATTCTTTAATATGCTCTTCTTCTTTGTACACATCCACATAAAACACACCAACGTCTTTTGGAGCGGCAAATCCTTTGTTCGCAATCAACCAATCTGCAAATCCCAATGTTTCAGATGTTTCAACCGCATGTAGTTCCTTAAGCTTATATTTGCGATAGCCTAAAGCTCTGTACTCTGCGTGTAGCTTTTTCAAGTTGCTTTTAGGTGGTCCAAAAACAATCGTCACCCCGCGATTATCTTCTTCATAGCCATTTTCACAAAGCACAAAAATTTTCTGTTTCATGGTTTCTCCTTTTGTCATTACCATTATACAAAAAAGAATGGGGTTTTTAGCCCCATTCTTTCCGCACCCCGCTACCATTTTTATTTCGGGCTTTACCACTTAGACCGAATCTGGTCAATCGTTGGAATAGGTGCCTTCTCTTCCTTCTTGACGACACTTTCCGTCTCCAAAAGCATACTGAAAATCTTCTCAGAGAATCCACCAACCAAATTCACCTTCTTTGTTGCCTCATTGACAGGCGTATCACCATAACCATGCAAGTTCACAGAATGCAGCCAACAATTCGGATGCTTCTGTTTGAACTTCTGCCATTCGCCATTCAACGAACCGTCAAACCCGCCGTAGCCGTCATTCCAACACTGCATGTCGCTCAGAATGATAACACGGTCTGGATTGACATTATTTTTCGCCATCCACTGCACACAGCGATGTGCGTTGGTTGAACAGCCATTGGTATCCGCCTTCTCCAATTTCTTAGAGATGTCAATAATGGTCGTGTTCTTTGTGTAGTGAACTTGTGCCACATCAGTACCGAAAGCGCACAAGAGAGCACTACCTTCAGAACGCTTTGCAATCATTCCAGCCAACACATTCGCAGCTTTCAGACACGTAATCTGGCTCTTGTCTGAAACCGGCGAAGTCATGGAACCGGAATTGTCGGCAAAAACAGCCGTCATTCCCGGCATTTCTGGAACATTCTGACAAGCCAAATCAATGGCATTTTCAATTGCTTCCAAAAGCTTCTGCTTGTGGCGCGGATTGGCCTTATCTTCCTTTTTTGGCTCTTCGTCGTAACTATAGCCATAAGGATTTGGCTGTCCTTCAACAGCGTCATAAGCAGCCACGAAGCGGAATGGAAGCTGACGGCTCTTCTTAACTTCTTCCGCGTCAGACAGCATGGCATAGACGCTTTCAATCGTTGCATCTGAAACATTAGCCGATGCCACATTGCGAAGGTTACGCAACATAGCCATATAGCCAAGAAGCTTTTCGGCAATCAGGTATTCCCAAACTGCCCGCTTGTTTTCACCGCTCTGGCCAAACTGAGACAAAACGACTTCCCAATTGGCCATTGACTGTGTGACCAATTCCCTAGCCTTATCGTCAAAAATCTTGCACTGCTTCAGGTCTTCACGTGCCGCAACGATTGGCAAAGCTGCCCTGTCAACTGTGCCGTGAGTCATGTACGTGCGGAGAGGCATCGGCAAAGGATAATCCTTCTTGCGATAAATCCAATGCAGAACATCCTTCCATTTCGGGAATTCGGAACTGTTGTACTTCAACAATCCACGCTCACCGAAATTATGAAGTGCATCAGCTAGACCACGGCTCAAACAATTCTTTAAGCACTTTGGGCCGAAAAAGAAACGATGCAGCATCAAACACGTCTTGATTTCATCAGGACGGATTGCAACCTTTGGCATGTACTGACGGACAAACTGCTGTCCCTTTGGATGGATAGATGCCACAACCATAAGAACTTGCGGTGTCAAACGGATGTTCATATCATTGCGCAACCAAGCTGCAATGCTGAACAAATCCTTCGGGTTTGGGCCATTCAAAATACTGATAGCTGCCGCAAGAATTTCTTGGGACACACTATCCAACTCAGGACAATCAACAAATTTCTTAATCTTTTCGCCTGCCATTTCAATGCGGGACACAAAATCTTCCGCATCCTTCCTGATGACGTTAGGATTTGGCTTCCAGACGTTATCATTGTAATACTTCGGCTCAGCGAAGAAAGCTCCCGCCGTCATAGTAATGAGCTTTACAGCAGGATTTTTGATTTCCCACGCAACACCGCCAGCACGGTTCACGCTGGCTCCCTTATCTTGGTTTTGGATGGAAGTAGAAACCGACTTGGCCTTCATTAATTTCTTCATCGTGCTCATATTACATCTCCTTGTTGCGAAGTGTGCCTTAACAAGAATCCATCAATCCCAAAAACTAAGACAGGCTGGTTTCGTTTATGATAGAAGTAAGCCGGTCTTGAAGTGGATTGATTTCAATTCTTGCCATTAAGCACCAATCTGCTAATACCGAAAAGTTTGGCTTGGCTGGTTTCATTCAGAGAAGTAAGCCATGCCAGAAGCGTATCAGCATTATGATAATACACGCAAGAATGAACTTTTCAAGAAGAAAATTGAAAAATTTCGCTTTTTCTAAAACTGCGGTTTTTGCTCTGCAACCCGTGTAATAGTGCCATCTGGACCTATTTTATCTTCTTTGCCTACATGGTATTTAACCTGTATCAATTCGGCTGTCAAAGAGAAAATTTTCTGTGCGTTCTCGATGTCCTTTTTTAGTTCTTCAAGCCGTTTTCCTGCTTCACGATATCTTGCCCAATCTTCAGGCGACACTCCTTCTCTGCCTGCTACTCCCGGCAGTCCTTCATTGTGTCCTCTTTTATCTTCATCTTTGTAATCCATCGGGCGTCTCCTTTTTCATTAATGGGACAGTGGGACAAAAATATCTCACAACTTTTTCACTCTGCATTATACAATAGAACTATATGGGCTTGAACGCAATTCCGATATGGTGGATTCACTCATAATTTTCTTATAGATGGTCAACCACAGAGAGTCTTTTTCTTCTCACCATTTTGAGGGACAAACGTATGCAAGCCGACAATAAAGACAACAATAAAGACAATCGAATCAGACTCAACACAGAAGAAATGGAACTAATTAAATTGTATCGTGAAACTGGAACAATACCCGACACCTATGTTATTAATTCAGATTTAAACGTCAACAAGCTTCGCGGTAAACATGCGGAGCTTCAGCGCAGATATAAGACCACGCTAGAAGAATTAGAGCACGCCAACATTCAAATCAACACTTTGATTGATTTGAAAGATGTTAAAATCGAAAAGATGGTTTTTGGTGAACAGCACAAGGGACAGACCGGCAACGCTACTGCTGTCATGGTTGCCTCTGATTGGCATCTTGAAGAAAAAGTAGAGCCAGCACAAGTCAGTGGCAAGAATCAATACAACATACAAATTGCTGCTAAACGTGCTACTAAATTCTTTGAAAAAGGTTTGTTTTTGACAAATCTTATTCGCCAAGGAATCAAAATCAACAGGCTCGTATTAGCTCTGCTTGGCGATTTCATTTCTGGTTATATCCACGAAGAATTGATGGAAGATAATCAATTAAGCCCAACAGAAGCCATTCTTTTCTGCAAGAAGATTTTAATTTCCGGCATTGAAAAGCTGATAGAAGACGGCGACTTTGAAGAAATCATTATTCCTTGCTGCTATGGTAACCACGGCAGAACAGGGCAAAAGATGAAAATTTCCACCGGCTATAAGAATAGTTTTGAATGGTTAATGTATAAGGATTTGGAAACATACTTCCAAAAAGAAAAGAGAGTAAAGATTGTCGTCGCTAATGGTTATCATAACACCATCAATCTTTATGGCAAATATCCAATAAGATTCCACCATGGCGATTCTATCAAATATGGTGGTGGTATTGGCGGCATCACAGTACCCGCTAATAGGGGAATTGCGCAGTGGAATACCCAAGGCGCAGTATATATAGATTGTTTTGCTCATTTCCATCAGTTTATAGACAATGGTAATTTTATTTGTAATGGTTCGTTGATAGGTTACAATGCTTTTGCCAATTCCATCAAGGCTCCATTTGAGGAACCCAAACAAACCTTTTTTGTAATAGACGCTGATAGAGGTAAAATTTTGACAGCACCTATTTTTGTAGAGTAAGGGATACTCATATGCCATATAAAGACCCACAAAAAGAAAAACTCAGGCAAAAAAAAAGAAAGGAAACTCCTCAATATAAAGAGTGGTTACACAATTATTTAAAAGAATATAGAAAAACTACAAAATATAAACAAAGTCGTCAATCATATCTAAACTCTAAATCTGGCAAAGCTGTTATAAAAAAAGCCAAAGCAAAATATCGCAGTTGTGAAGCAAATCGTAAAAAAGAAATAGAAACTGGACGAAGATACAGAGAAAAAAATAGAGAATTGATTAATAAAAAATCACGACTTAGAGGAAGAATAGTGCGTTTAAAAAAACGCGGATTGACAAAGCAATCTTATAAGAATATCCTACTTTCACAAAATAACTTATGTGCACTATGTTATAAGCCATTCACTAAAAACAATAAACCTTGCATGGACCATTGCCATTTAACAAACAAATTTCGTGGCTTACTTCACAACCAATGCAATTTATTATTAGGCATAGCAAAAGATTCAACTGAGCTATTGTCAAATGCAATAAAATATTTGAAAAAAACATCAACCACAAACCAAGGACAAAAATATGAAAAAGTTATTAGTTAGTATATCTGTTGTATGTATTATCGGCTTGTCTGGTTGTGCAGAAACAAAAAGAGTAGCAAGAGAAACGCACACCATGACAGCAGTATTTTCCGCTCAAGTAAAGGCTGGTAAAACAACAAGAGAACAAGAGCAGAAATTTATCTATGCCATGAAGGATGTAACCGCTACGCTAGACGCTTCTATTAGAGGAACGAAAGCAGCAACCAAAACCACACAAGAAGCAGAAGCAATGGCTGCTGGCATTGACGTAACTAAACCAGCCAATTTGGACGGCAAGTAGATTTTATTCTTTAATAAGTTCGCGGTTAAATACAGGCAATTCACCATCTGCCTGTATTTCGACAGAAGTAGAATCGAGTTGAACTGTTACCAAACCTTGATTTAATTTATCTACAGCTATAACAATTCCGATTGGGTAACCATTAGCATATACCACTTCGCCGATATTCATTGTTGGTGGATTGACTACTTGAACCACGCTTGTTGAAATTTCAATATTGTTTGGTCCACAAGCACACATAATCATTCTATAGCAAACCAATGAGAATCTTGATTATCGCTGGTGCCACACTAGCAATCAAGAAAGTCTTGGCAGCAGCTTCAAACTTATCCCTATCTTTATTGTACTCGTCAAGCGTCATATAATTCTGGTTCATTCTGGCAATAATGTCATCAGCAGTCATGTTCTTTGCCAAGAGGTTAAATGCCTCTTCTTCTTTTCTTTCAAAAATAAGCACCAAGAAATCCTTGAACAAATCTTTGCCGATATGAATAAGAAGTGTCTTATTGTCTTTGAAAAAGCTGATGAAATCCAGGGCTAGAGTGGTCTTAATTACTTGACCACCAATTTCGAATTGAATAGTGCCGGAACTTGCGGCATTAAAGTAAGTAATAAGATTGTCTACCCAATCCGTTGAAGCATCTCTGACGCTTATATTTTGAGAATCCATCTGTTTTATATTCTCCTTTAAGGCTTGAGCATTTCCATAATATCTTCGATAGCACCTTGGGCATTTTGATACCTTGATGCTATGCGGTGAATGTATGGTATATCAGAGTATTGGTCTAGTTTACCAAAAGCGTCATCAAGAACAAGACGGGCCTTGGCAAATTCGTTGCGAGCCACAGCAGCATCTTCACGAGTATATGGTTTGCCTTTGAAGCCCATAAGCATTTTAGCCGCCTTAACCAATTCTCTAGCCACACGCATTCTGTTCATGATATGTCCCTTATTTTTTACCTCTCAAACTTGCATCCCCTTCGTAAGCTTTTTTGATGTTTTTGACCATGATGGAAGCTCTGACGCGACTAATATTTTTTTGTTGCATTTTGTCGGCGCAAGAGGCACAGACAGTACGCATCTGGTCAACAGTAATCCATTCGTTGTCCAGAAGACTTGCTATTTTGTTTAATTCGGTAAGAACTTTGGGGTTCATAATACTCTCCTCAACCACAATCCACTATAAGGAGAGTATAAAAAAACTATTAGTGGCTAGTCAAATCCCAAAGAAAACTAGTTAAAGTACGGGGATTTTTAGCTAAATTGTCTAATCTCTTCACTGCCGCATAATGTGCCTTAAGGTCTTCTCTCTGTCTCTCTGTAAGATTTTCTTCCGGCTCTGTAAAAATGGGGGCAGAATATCTAGATTCTTTAACTTCCTTTTTCCCTTCTGCATCCTTATTAGCAATACTTTTCCTAACTTTTTCTACAAAAGCCTCATCAGGAACACCGTAATTCTTGTGGAGAACTTCAACAAGAGTTTCTACCACAGGGGCTTCGGCAGTTTGTTCTGCTGGTTTAATAGTTTCAATTACTTTTGTTGGCACTTCAACAATTGGTTCAGCACTGATTACAACTTCCGATTTTACGGCAGATTTTTGATTCTTCTTTTCGCAAAATTGTCCATAGTGTTTCCTGCAATAACCCTTACCATGATGTTTGTCTGTGCAACCTTCAATAGAGCATGTTCTAATTGCTGTTTTCATAGGCTTTTTATTAACGGATACTTCTTCAACAATCATTTGTTTAACAGGCTTTTTTGCAGATACTTTGGCAGGCTTATTCTCATAATGTTTCCTACAATAGCCTTTAGCATGATGTTTGTCTGTGCAACCTTCAACAGAACATGTTTTGACGGGACTATCCTTCATACTCCGATAATGTTTCTTGCAATAGCCCTTCGCATGATGCTTGGTCTTACAGCCACGAATTAAGCACTTCTTTTTTGCCTGCTTCCCAATGGTATCTTTTTTGTCTTTTTTGTCTGTAGGAATGTCGCTATGCTCCGATTGTGAAGGCACATCTTCCGGCGATACCTTATCCATATCAACATGCGGTATGTTTTTGACTATAGTATTATCTTCCTTAACTGATTTGTCACACAACATGATTTTATGTTTGGAGATTCTTTTGAAGCTACGGTTAATGGTCTGTAGATTTTTGAGATAATCGGTAGCATTACTCATTGTAAGCCTCACTCGATAAAATGGGTTGACAAATCGCTCATCCACTTCCACAAAGGCCATCATCATTGTACCACAAAGCCATTCTGTTTTTATTTTTTGCCCTCAGATGGTTCATTAACAATGCAGTAAGGACACACAAGCTTACCATTCAAAGGACCATGTGTTATCTTGATATAATGCATAAAACACTTAGGACAGTTATAGTCATACTGTTGACCATATACCCCGCGCGTAATGAACCAAAAATCATTATTTTCTATGACTTTATCTTCTAAATCTTCATTGCATGAAGCGGCCACTAAAGCCAAAGCCTCTGGTGGTGATTTGTGTTGAAAATGTGGCACTTCCCAAAAAGGATGATTGTTGCATGTAGAAATGAGGTAATAGTATCCTCTTTGAATAATGAACGTATGATAGTTACAAGACGGGAAAGACAATTGAGTGGTTGACTTAATTATACCGTCCTTGATTTGCTGTTTAATTATTGCTTTTAGCTCTTCGTTCTGTCCATCTTCTTCATGTCCATCACGAAAAGGAATCATAGCTAAAGCCACATCTGCTGTGCTCTTGTAGAACTCCAAAGGCACAGAAAATGAAGTGGAACTGCTGTTACTGACAAAACCACGCCTGATTTTCATACTGTCCTCCCTAGTGATGGTTAAGTCTGAAATGCACCAATTCCTGAAAAATGTCACCATGTTCCATAAAAGAATTTAATTCACAACCATCGTTGTCAGAGTAATGAAACTTGAAGAAGCGATTAAAGTCATATACTTTGAGTAGCTGTTTGAATACTGTTTTGGCAACATCATCTCTACATTTGGCACGCTTTTCAAGATATTTCTGCATGGCATTTTGTGTGTCTTGGGCAAAGTCCCAATCAGGCATAAGACATCTTTCGGTGAATCCATGTTTCACTGCTTCTTCTGAAGGTTCCAACATACCATTTGTCAATTCATCCAAAAGCTCTTTGCGACTCTTAACCCGGCCTTCTTTCATATCTCTCATGACAACGAAAGCTATCTCTTTTGTAGAGTAAACATTGTTATAGCCAACGTACAATTTATCCCCAAACAGAAGCCTCTCCATTTCGGCTACTGTTTTAGGAAGCTCTTTTGGGAACACCACCACAAAAGAGCTTGAACTACTATTGCTGACAAAACCGTTTCTAGTTTTCATAGCCCTAGTGTTTTGAAATCCTTATGTGTGGAATTTTGTTAAAAATTTCGCCATGCTCCATTGTGGCACCCAACTGACCGTCTTCGTCAGCGTATTCAACTTTATACATATGTTCTAATGGCCACTTCTTCAAAAGCTTGTTGGAAATCTCTTTGGCAAAAGCCGTGTCTTTCTCGTCCACATTTTTCCAAAACGCTTCTCTCTCTTCTTCTGTTCCATCAGCCACTTCTTCCGTGTCGTATTCAGGCTCTTTTATCTTGCCTAGTACGGGTTCATTCTCTGGCTCATCGCCAACAACACCATTTTTCAAAATCTCGGCGAGCATTTCAAAAGATGTGATTTTACCGCATTCTCTACTGTGGTCTTTAATTTGTTCACCTTGCAAGTTCCTAAAAACAATGGCGGCAATTTCCTTGGTAGAGAATTTAATCGCTTCAGAATTAGGATGGTTGTCGTTGTACGGATAATCTATATACAACTGGTCGCCAAACAATAGTTCTTCCGTTTCCTTGACGCTCCCCGGCAATTTGGGAAGTACAAGGATGAACGCACTTGAGCTACTGTTGCTGACAAAACCATGCCTCTGTTTCATGACTAGTGTTTTGAAATCCTTATGTGCGGAATTTTGTTAAAAATTTCGCCATGCTCCATTGTAGAACCCAAATCGCCATCTTCATCAGCATATTCTACACGATAAAGGTGCTTCAAAGGCCACTTCTTCAAAATCTTCTTTGCAACTTTGTCAGCAAACTCATCCATAGCCTTGTCATGTTCCTTATATCGTTTGTCTCTATCTGCATCCGTTTCATTTGGGTCATAATTCCATTCCATTTTAGGTGCTACAATACCTTCATATTTATTTAACCAACCATCCCGCACGATATTTTCCAAATCGTGAATAGTCTCTATGTGACCAGCATCATCATGCCTAGAAAGTGGCAAGGCTGGCGGCTTATGTGTGATATCATGAAGAACAATAGCCGCAATCTCCTTGGTGGAAAACTTCTCGCAAGCAGGATGAAGGTCTTTATACGGATGTTCCACATAAAGCTCGTCGCCAAATAGCAGTTCTTCCATTTCCTTGACAATTTCCGGTACTTTCGGAAAGACAAGGATGAATGCGCTTGAGCTACTGTTACTGACAAAGCCATGTCGCTGTTTCATTCTTGCAATCCTTTAATTCCAAAAAGCCTTATGACGTAATTTTCTAAAAGCTCCGCTATACCCCTCAAAATTCACCGATTCTGGAACGACTAACCAAAACACTTTTGATTGCCTGTTCTGCTTGAAAAAGTTCTTGGCTTGCACCATTTGTTCTTTGCGCAACTTCTTATCAGTCATGTCACCACATCCACGCACATAGCTACCACTTTTCACTATCTGGTTAAAAATGAGTGCTGCAAACACTTTTGGCGACTCTTTCAAGTCAGTGTGTTCGTTGCATAAATAGTCTTCATCAAAGAGCATGGTTTCAAGCTCTGCAACATTCTCAGGAGCCTTATTGAAAGCTACCAAAAACGAGCATGAAGAACTATTACTTACGAATCCCGACCTGATTTTCATTTTCCTGTCCCTTGTTTACCGTGTGCTCCAAATGGTACGGACATACTTCAGGCACACCGTCTGTAATCTTCATCAAACGCATCAAAGCAGCACATGTAATGTTGCCATCAGCCCAACGACGGTCATCCCGGTCACTCCAACCCCAACGCTGTTTGTTGTGGCACCATACACAAATTTCTTTGGTAATGGCGCTATTCGGAACAAATACCTTATCCTTCTTTGCCATGACTATTTGCCTTTCTAAAACTCCCTTCAGTTGTATCGTTAAGGTGCTTCGTTTTTCTAAAGTTTCTCTACCGGCACTGATTCGGCTTTCTTCAAGAGCTTCTGAACGAAAGCCACGTAAGCCATATTATACGCGCCTTTGAAAGCAAGAGCAACTTTCTTCTGTTCTTCGTGGTCTGCCTCTCGATAAATCATGTCTTCCACTTCGCCCTCAATTCGTGTTTTATTAGCATGGTCATAATTGCCTTTGCCAGCCACGCCAGTTCCAAGATTTGCAATATGTTGTTTTATCGTTGCCTCAAACTTCTGTGGAATGTCTGGCATCCAATGTGGGCATTCAGTATGAGCCACCACGCATTGATTGGTAAAAGTACAATAACCAGTACGACGCTTGCCTTGACGACCAACAGAGAATTCAAACATGGCACAGTTATCACAACACCGCGCTACATCAGGGCAGAACTTGTTTTTGGCTGGCTTTTCTGCCATGACAAATGTGCCAACGCCGTCTCGTTCATCAACCAAATAGGCGCGTTGACCACACTGAACACACTTGTATTGTCCTTTCGTACTACCCCAACTGTTTTCTTCCGCAAGGAATGTCTGGCAATTCGGGCAATTAGCAACTTTGCATAAATTCGACTTCATAAGTACATCTGGGAAGAGGACGGAGTTTTCTGGCGTCTGCATCATTTATGTAGCAAGAAGAGCAAAGACAAGCGTTAAAAGGACTGAGTATAAGCTTCCCTTTTTCAGTTTTGACTTTATACCAATTGCTTGTTTCCACGCGCCAATCTCCTATTGTAAATCTTTGAAGGAATCTGGACGCCAATAGACCTTATAGCTGTTCTTGTATTTGCCGCTTTGCTCACATTCATGGAGGCCCGGTTTCTCAATTCGGGACACGGTAGCTTGCGCTACAGGAACACCATCGAATTTGAAGTAGAGCGTATCACCGACTTGACACTTTGGCGGGAATCGGAAAGCCCAAAATTCTTCGAAACCGATTTGAGGTTCTGTCCAAAAGTGTTCACGGGCGGCTGCTGGTACGTTGATGTTCATGCTTAAAATATCCCTAATGCTAGAAACATATAGCTTTACAAGTCATGCTATGCTTTCGCCCTTTTCTTCGGTTCAACATAGACCTGATTGAACTTAACCGCAATGCTTCTGAAAAAAGAAGGCAGCGAACTAATCGCCCTCTTCACATGCACTTCTGGAATGTCTTTATAAAATGCCTCAGCTATACTTCCAGCAATACAGGCTTGTGTATCAGCATCACCACCAAGAGAAACAGCATTCCTGATTGTGTCTTCAAAATCAGTAGACTCCAAAAAGCAGATAATCGCTTCTGGCACTGACTCTTGACAACTCACCTTGAACGAATAAGTCGGCCTAATGTCGTCAAGCTTCCGGCTCAAATCATAACCAAAAGTTCCCTCAATATATGTTTTGATGTCATCTTTGGTAGTGCCGGTACGAGCAAGGTAAATAGCAACGGCAGTAGATTGCGCACCCTTAATACCTTCTGGATGGTCATGGGTTACTTCTGCACTGGCCTTCGCGCCTTTAAGAACTTCATCAAGGCCATCATAAAACCAACCAACAGGACTCACACGCATGGCAGAACCATTGCCATAAGAATTGTAAGGCTGTGTCTTACCAGCACGCACCCAATTGCCAAAGGTGCTGCCATAACCGCGCTTCGGTTCTTTCCTGACGAATTCATGGAAGAGCTTGACCAAAGATTCCTTAGTCATTAAGTGCTGAGCAACGGCAAGCGTCAATACCGTATCATCACTGAACGTAGGCAGCTTGCGCCTATTGGTTGGGTAGAATTCAAAATCCTTAGATTTGATTGGCTCGAATTCAAAACTTACGCCTGCGATATCCCCTACAATTGCACCCCACATTTTTATCTTCCTTTCTATTCTTCCTTTTCCTGTATCGTTAATTCAACCTACTTGTTCTAATCTTTTTTCAATTTTGTCAACATTAAAATTATGCACGCGCCCCTTTGATTGTTTTTCCTTTTTCCAATTCCGGCAAAGGCTTGTTTGGTTTCAACTCAATCTGTTTTTTCTCATGTGAAAGCTGATAGGTTGCCGTTACGCCATCAAAAATAGGATTCGGCATATATCCATCGTCATCAGTTTCATACCGGTGTTTATAGCAGAACTTAACGTTTTCCGGCAAATCAAATTCTTTTCGTAAAGCTTGCGCAACGTCTTCAGTGGTCAGTTCCAATGTTGCTGTTATCTTTTTTGTGCTCATATCTCTTCACCTTCTTCAAATGTCAATGGCTGCACGGTTACGTTTGGAAATTGTTGTAATGTTTGTTGAATAGTAGCGGCACTAGCACACCACCAAGCGGCATATAGATTATAAGTGTAGTCTATATCCTGTTCACCAATGAACATATTATCTTTACTTTTATCTCGAAATGTTACCCAAGGACAAGTGCTTGGTCTGTAATGAACTTTGATTTTATGAACCGAATAATCATCCTTCTTTTTGAAGAGCTTTTTCGGGTCTGTTTTGTTTGTGTAATGACGACAGAGGTTAATATCCGTAACCGTGAACTTGCCATTCAGGTCAAGATACTTGCCTTGATATTTGACTGTGTAAATCATGCCTTGTTTTCTCTAAATTTAACTACTGCTTCACAAAAAGTAATCAATTCTTCATCATTGATACCATTTCTCGCTAAATTTGCTAGATAAGAAATAAACCTCACATTCCCCTGCAAGTAGCCTTTCTTCGGGTCTATTCTATCCAAACTGGCTCTAAAAATTCTACTAGAATTATTTTTCCAACCAGCGGTAGTATTTGGCAATAATAACTGCAAACCCGATATACAACAAATTCCTTTTTGTTTTTCCCAAAGTTCCTTAATATATTCAAGAGTTAAATCTGTCGTTCCTTTTAGCAAACTTCTTTCTTTAGAAGTTTTCAAAAAATACCTAAATGGAGTAAATTCATCAGACTTATCGTATCCCTTCAACAGATTTTTTCCATCATAAACTCGCGTTCCTATGTTTTGACTTTTGCCAGAACAGGAACGACTACAGAAATGTCTTCTTTTAAGAAGTTCACTTCTGCTGTATTCTATTGAACTTTTTTCAAATATTTTGCGACAACATGCACATTCTACTTTTACTTTCTTTCCTTTAATAGCCATAAGCACCTCCTTTATGCTTATGGCTATATAAAAGAATTATGAATGCGACGGGAATTGCTGGTGGAGGTGGCGGGACATCTGTATCTTTGCTTTCACAAAGTATGGACTATTCCTTCATCTGGTTTTTATCCAGAGAGTGGCGTTTATGATTTCAATTCATGCTAATCCTTAAAAGGATTGCTTAAATTTATCCATCCTAGTGACGCCATGATTTTTCAATTTTAGGCGTTCTATGAGTCTCTAGACCATCGCCATGATTTCTCAATGGTTTTGGTACGGTGTTTTCATGGGTTATTCCTAACCTTTAGAATTCGCCGTTTGAGCCACTTTTTTGCGCAAGAATCACTTCTTGCCTCGACAATTCCTTATCGAACCCGCGTCCTGAGATACTCCAAAGCAAGCGTCTACACGTTTAGTTGCAGATTTGGGACTTCGGTTTGAAACTGGCTCTACAACGGCCATTCTCAATCCTATTCTGATTGTCTCACTTTTCAATTCCTCAGATGGTGGAACTGAAAGCCAGTCTGATTGGGTACGCAGTTATAGGCATCCAGACGTAATCCCTATAACCACGTCGCTGGTGTTTAGGCAGCGATTTCAGCTACCTTGCGGAAGCTGAAGTCAACGTGTGTTACGTTGGCAGTTAGTTATTTTCCCCGGTGGATTTTACGTGGCCAACCTGAGAACTCCACGACATGCAGCTACGCCTCTCGGCAATCCAGTCGAAACCTGTTCACCCCCATATTCAGCTTCAAAGAACCACTGTCACTTCCTCATTATATCGTCATCTTTGCCAAATTCCACTAATTTTCTTTGGGAAAAAACTTCAACGGCTTGAGCAAGTTCTTCTCTGGAACACTGTGAAAACCTTCGTATTTATGTTTTTCAAAAAGCTCGATTGGAAGTTTTTCATCTAACTCATTAAAATTACCAATGCCATATTTGAACAAAGTTGCATCCACTATTTTATTATCAACGACCACCCACGCATGAAGAAGTTTGTCCAAGATTTCTTCTTTCTCGTGTTTGCCAGCGAATCCTTGCCAAACAAAATGATAGCTTGCCGACAGATAACCTACCCAATACACCGGCTCTTTGCCACGCTCTTTTTGTGCCCAATATTCCTTTCGCGCATTCTCAAAACACCAACGAACTTCGCCTTTGGTAAACTGTTTTTCCATCACAGAAGGCATTGTTTCAGACAAAATACCTTTTGCCAATTTCAGTAACTCTTTTGCTATCAATAGTTTATACATAAATGGCTTTCTCACCCTCTCCACCACTACAGAAAATCAAAAAATTGTTATAGAAATCAGTGAAAGTGACGATACAGTAAGTGTAGCAATTTGAAGGACGTGGATACCGAACCACAAATAAAAAAGCGGAAAGAATGTGATTGACTTTTTAGGATAAAGGAGATAGGTTTATGAACTGACCGTAATCCCCGCCTGTGCAAGACCACTTCTCGCTGGCGTGCGGTGGTTCAAGGGGAAAATGAGAGCCAGAGCGCGGGTAATGTGAAACCGCGCAATGATGGAGTCTAAAAGCACAGAAAGCGTCAAGCGGACAAAAACTAGAGACTAACTGAAAGGTAAGGTGGGCCATGTAGCGCGAACCGAGTAGTGAACGCCAACTTAGATACTAATTTTGAGACTTGATGCAACACTTTGCTTAGACACACAATACATGTGGCTAAAATTAGAAGGAAAGACGAACATGAACTGGCCTTAAGATGATTGTAAAAACACTCTTGCAAAATAATTTAGATTGAGAAAAAATTTAGCCGTTTAACGCCACAGTTTGACTACGGGACTACTGGCTAGGCATTCTACCGTAGGAAAAAAGCCTTCCGAGCATAAAGCTTTGGAAGGCTTTTTTATGCCTTGTATCTGTATATAATAAGTAGAGGAGACTTAAACCTATGCCCATGCACATCATTGAAGGTAATCTACTTGAAGCCGAAGAGAGATTTATAGCGCACCAATGTAATTGTATCTCTATCGGCTCTGCTGGTCTGGCAAAATCCCTATTCAGAAAATTCCCTTACGCCAATGTTTACTGTACCAGAAAAAAGCGTGGCGAAGATAAAATGGGAACCATCACTGTTTGCGGCAATGGTTCTGGCAAGCGTTATGTGATTAACATGTTTGCTCAATACAATCCGGGTGGTCCAGACAAAGGCAGAGACAGCCCCAAAGGACGGGAATTCTACTTTGCCCTTTGTTTACGCCAGATTGTATCATATAATGCCATCACGCCAATTGTGAGCATAGCCTTCCCATTTAAAATAGGATGCGGTCTGGCAGGAGGTAGCTGGAACAATTATTTTAAGATGTTAAACGATTTTTCTGATAAAAATGGCTTTGAAGTGACGATATACAAACTGTGAGAGCTTTTTAAGAAAGGGAAAGAAATGGATTTTTTGGTACTGTCAAGATATGAGGTAGAGAGCGGAGAGCACATTCCACAAGGAGTGCCACACGTCGTTGTGTCTATTGGCAGTCCATATGACAAACAAGGCAGATTTGGCCTTCTTCTTAAATACCCTTATCCTCAAGCTCGCATACCGCCCAATCCCAACTGCAAAGGCATTCTCCGGCTACAATTTTTGGATGCCACTGGAAGAGAATTTGGCCACATGTTTGGGATAGGTTATGAGGAAGGCGAACTTTTCAACGAGCAAATGGCACGGCAGGTTCTAAAGTTCATCCGTGGGCACAAGGATAAAGTAAATCTCATTGTCTGTCATTGTGAGGCTGGCGTAAGCAGAAGCGCGGCAACGGCTGCTGCTCTGTCAAAATGTTTCGGCCAGAGCGATATGGAATTCTATAAGGGCCGATTCCATCCGAATCCCTTGGTTTACCGCACTATTTTGAATGTTGCGCAGAAAATGGATATCTTCACTAAATTTGCTGTGACTGCCTGAAAGTCGTTTACCAGTTTTTGCTGCGTTTGGCTTTTGTGACAGAGCATTCAGGTCTAGTACGCACCCATTGAAGATAGTTGGCAATTTCTGGATGTTCTTGCAATGATTCGATAGTGTGATAATGCTTCACCAAGTTACGTTCACTGATTATGGCATGAACCATACGGTGACAGTCGCGGCAGAAATCAACCGTAATATGTTTCTCTTCTGTACTAAATTTGTTTTTGACTGTCTTGCCATTATGAGTAGTGCGCGGTATCAAATGGTGTCTGTTTGTGGAAGAAACGGTACGCCCACACAACGAACAAATAGTAGCTTGGCAAACAGCCATTGAATTTGCCTCCACAAACACGTTGGTATCATACGATAAAATCAGCGTCTTTCAATACTTTTTCTTATGTTTGACGGAGAGCAAAAACATGTTGTACTTTCCAAAAACAAACATTGGCAATTTAATTACGATTGAAAATAACCACGCCACAAAAACAATAGGCCAAAACATACCTTTGAAAAACGGCGAGAAATCTTCCCATTCCTTTTCACACTTGAACAATTCTAAATGATATTCGATGATTGCGCCAACCAAATACCACGCAAAAAGCCATGCTGGATTTGGCAACATGGCCATTAACATTTCAATTACTAGACCGTCTTGCATGACACAAATCCTTATTTAGTGTTTCCTTGAAGCCACTGAGTTGCCAGTTTCTCAAGTTCCCCACCCGTAATGATTTCCCGTATGAGCGCATCCACCGGCACCCAATCAGCAGTATACTTCTGCAAAACAGTCACTTCGTCATCGCCTTCTGCCAATTGTGGAGTTTCAGGAATGTTGCTGAGAACATGAAGGAACACGCCAGTATTGCCATAGATGATATTGGCATTAGCGGAGCATTCAACCACTATCAAACTTACATTGGGCACCGGGCCATACCACTGTTTGGTCAGACCGAGAATCCACTGCTCGAAAATCTTTTTGGCAAGCTCTTCTTTGTTCATTTTTAACCGTCCTTTTTCTTTGGGTAAACTCTTATGTGACCAAGTGGAACTTTTTCATCTATCACAACTTCAGCGTCACGAAGGTAAGAGATAACGCTTCCGTCTTCTTTCAGTTTACGAACAATGCAATTACCTAGCCAAGTATGAAGAGTGCAAAAGCCGTGACTATTCACCTTGACAACACCAACCTTGTAACCTCTTTTTTCAAGAGTTTGAAACTTGTCAAGCACGTATTGCAAAATACGTGAAGCAATAGCTTGGTGCGTTGCCAATTCAGCCAAAGCAGTGCTAATTTCGTCTTTGCTAACGGGGAATTGAGCCGCTTCCATTAAGTTCATTTTTTAACGTCTGCCTCAAAAGCGACACCTAGCTCTTTGGCTCTGTAATAGCAATCTGATGAAGCCATGCTAGATATCAGCATAATACCGTTTTTCGTGAGCCTGAATCGCTCTGTACATTCTTCAAACGCGATAGCATAGGTATCGTCACCTATCTTTGCCGTCTTGGTCGCAAACTCATACTTTTTCTCTGCTTTTTGTGCGGGCATTACTTTTCTCCTTGTTGTTATTGTACCAAAAACAAAGGCTGGATTGTAGGAAAATCTAGCGGCTGTAACTCTCAAATTCCCAACTGAAACTTTTTGAACTACCTCCATCACGCAGAATGTAATCAAACATTCTACCTATCAACGTGCCTTGTTCATCACCAAAAGTGCAATAGTTGTCTCCCGGCGAAAGGATTTTGTTGTTTTCGGCTGCGGATTTTAACAATTCATCCAAAGTCACTGGCGCTACTTCGCTATGCACGTATTCACGATTGTACATCTGGACAAGCTGCGGATTTTCTGTGACGAAATCCACCAAGTTTTTAGGCTTGTCAGTAAGATTCATGATGATGAAATTCGTACTAGACGAATTACTAATGAAGCCGCCATGTGTTTTCATTATTTTTCTCTCTTACGATGGAACAACACCGTAGTACAGACCAAATTTATTTTCATCCCAAAGGCCAACAGGCTCCAATGCTTCTTTCACTTGTTGCATTACGTTTTCTTCAAGCTTAATGAATTCCTTTTCGCAATCAGGAGATTCGTATTCAGCACCAAAACCAATGTAGGCATTGGTGCCATCGTCCGTAATGACTCGCAACTTACCAAACTTGCTGTTATCCCTGTCAAATCCAACAATTGGTTCTCTATATCCGTAATGGTCTGTATTGTTGTTAGTAAACAATTTATCATAATCTACTTTAACGCCAACAATGACGAAAGAAGATGTAGACGAATTACTGACAAAGCCATTTCGGGTCTTCATAATTATCCTTTCTTACGAAGGAACAGTGCCGATATAAAGGCCAAACTTAGTCTCATCCCACAAACCAAGAGGCTCCAATGTTTCCTTCACATTCTGTTTCAATTCATCATCAAGTCTAGTGAAGCTGTTGTTAAACCCTTCTTCTTCTGAGCTTGCCACGTCACCAACACCGATGTAAGCCTTATCACCATCGTCAGTAACAACCTGCAACTTTCCAATCTTGCTTCTATCTCTGTCAAATCCGGCAATAGGAGAATCATCGCCATATTTGTCTTTCTTGTTCTTGTCAAAGAGCTTTTTGTAGCTAATTCTAACACCAACAATGACAAAAGAAGACGAAGACGAATTACTAACAAAGCCATTTCTGGTTTTCATTGGCCATCTCCTTAACAATCGTTCACATTGACATATGTGTTTTCTCTGTCTTTTTCAATTTCCTTAACATAATCTTGAAAAGCTCCGGTTGGGCACATATCATTGGGCGGCTCACAATCTATCTTTGCATCTTCAAAACTGCTTATATTGCCTACAAAACAACTTACGGAAACACATTTTTTACCAAACAAAGTTGCGTATTCAAGTTCGCCTTGTGTTTCCAGTGCTTTCAAGATAGCAGCAATGTAAGGATGAAGATTTTTTAATGCAGCTTCATGATTTTCAACTGTGGTCAAAATCACGAAACTGGAACTTGATGAATTGCTAACAAAACCATTTCTTGTCTTCATTTGGTTGCCCTTCCAAAACTGTAGTATGGAGAACTAGCAATCCACGCTAGAGGTGAAAACATTTTCTTTGTCTTTCATTACTTCATCACAGTAAACATCAAAAGCTTCCGAAGGGCGCATATCGTCGCCTTCGTCTTCCTTGCTTTTCGGCATTTCACCATCTATCCCGACCCTCATGTCTTCAAAACTACTGTAGTTGCCGGTCATGATGGAGTATGAAATGCAGTCCTTGCCAAACGCCCTTGTTTTTTTGCTGCTTAGTCGGTCAAGCACTGCGATAATGAATGGATGTAGATTCTTCAACGCCTTTTCGTGATTCTCTACTGTGGTCAAAATCATGAAGCTAGAACTTGAGCTATTGGAAACAAAACCATTTCTAACTTTCATCCCAAACCTCCAATGAGAAACTTTTGCTCCAAAAGGTTCTTCTTGTCACGTCTTAGTTCACGGCAGTAATCTTGAAAGGCTTGCTCCTCTGGCTGCTCATTACAAAATGCAGGCTTATCACCATCAAATTCTACCTCAAGGCTATCAAGAGAACTTTGATAGTCAGAAGTATAGCTCACCAAGAAAACAAGAAGCTCTTTGCCGAAAGACTTTTTCTTCTTAACGTCTCCTTCATCCAACATGGCTTTAATAACAGCAGCAACGTATGGATGAACCTTTTTCATAGCTCGTTTGTGGTTGCCCATTGTAGGGACAACCACAAAACTAGAGCTTGAGCTATTGGAAACGAAGCCTACTCTGGTCTTCATGATTATCCTGTCGCTTAGAAATCAACGCTGGTTTCTACAACGTTCTTTTTATCTTTGCTGACTTCGTGGCAGTAATCATCAAAAGCTTCAGAAGGGCAACCTTCTTCATCATCTTCGTCCAAATCGCCATCATCATCAATTTCTTCGTCTTCCTCAAGGTCTGCATCGTCTACTTCAACGGCTGTTTCCTCTTCAACAACCTTCATCTTGCCCTTCTTATTAGACTTTGTTTCAGGCTCATAGTCAACGTCAAGACCGTCAAATGTTCCACCACCACCATTGTCTGAATAAGTGGAGAACGTAATAAGGTCAACACCAAAAGCCTTCTTTTCCTCACCACCCATAGCTTCCAAAACGGCAGCAACGTAAGGCGAGAGTTTCTTTAAGGCCCGTTTGTGATTTTCCAAAGTAGTCGTAATCACAAAGCTAGAACTACTACTATTACTCACAAAACCATTACGCACTTTCATCTAATTCTCTCCTTAAAAATGATTTTTCTTTCAACTTTTCCAATGTCCATTCCACGCCGATATTGTACCATTGACTCCTTTCTGTTTTGACGATTTTTTGAAAATTTTTAGCCGTTGTACCAAGCTTCTTCAACCGTGCCACACTTGATGCCGTCGCCAAAAAACTTCTTGATTGTGGCTTCAACCGTGGCCTTAAATTGTTTGCCTGTTTCTTCATCACCAATATTGCACCAGCTTTTACCAATATAAGAGCCGCATTCGCTGCCACCATGAAATTCAAGAGCAGTTCTTTTTGCAAGCTGGTCACAAATGTCAGCCATTCCACAACCCGTCCTAATCGTTGCATCAGGGAAAGCCTCTTGAATTTTCTTGATGAGTGCTGCTTCATCTGTACCTGACACTTCAGCACCATAAATGCAAAAACTTGAAGTGCTACTATTACTTACAAAACCATTACGCACTTTCATCTTAGTCTCCTCCACTCTCCATCAATGTATCGTCACGCCTTAATCTTTTTAACACATTGCTAAAATTTTTCAAGCACAAACACAATTAAAATCAACATAGTTTGTTTATGCTTATAGAAATTACATTTGCGAACCGATTTTTATAGACTTGGGGGTTGGATGTTAACAACAATCTTGATTCACGCGGCGACACTTAAATCCTTTGCATTGTTTTTGTTTCCCGCTCGCGCAAGATAGCATATTGCCAGAATTCAAATTATGTTTTTTACAAAAATCAATAATGCCAATTATAGTTTGTTCGCTCCCGTCTGGAAATGTAATAACGTATGCTTTTCTCGCCTTAATATTTGGAACGCCGTAAAGTACATTGTTTTTCCCTCTATACTTTTCTGGATTCTTCTTTGACGCTTTATAGAAAGGATTGTTTTTACCAGAAAGATTGTTTTTTATCCATTCCTTGTGGTCTTTTTTTGATAGTTTATTAATCCAACATTTTGCTTTTCTTTTTTTCGGAGTTAAAAGTTTTTGATAATTATTTTTTCCAGATATTTTAGAAACCCATTGACTATATTCTTCTTCTGTCATTTTCTTACTAAAATGGTTAGCGCCAGACAAATTTGGATTTTCAAAATTTGGATTGCTATTTCCAATACGATGCTTTTCTGACCATCTCTTTTTTTCTGTCAAGGACATTTGTTTTAAGTAATGATATTTGCCCGAACTTCCAAAATGGTTATCTCCACCACAAGTCATATTGTACCCCATCTTACTTTCTGGCGCATAAGAATTATACAATTTTATATAGTAAATTTCCTTATCATTAAGTTTTTGTTGTTGGCATGTTTCAACAACACTCCATTGAAACATGTTTAATCCGTATTTGCGTATTGCTCTATGAAAGAGATGGCTAGAAGGTTCACCTTTTCTTGGGAATGCTCTATTCTTATGCTGTCGTATTCTGCTTTTCAAAGTTCCCAATGTTTGACCAACATAACATTTTCCATTAACAATGTTTTTTGCAATATAAATTATCCCTGTTTTTCTTGTTGCGCCGGGGTTGCATTTCATAAAATACTCCAATTAAACAATTACACGTTGTTATAACTATATTATACAACATAACTTAATAAATTTGCTGCAATTCTAAATATTAATTTCAGGATAAGTTGGGCAAAACCTGCAACCATTTTTTTGATTAGAAAGTAAAACATTACGGAACTTTATAACCGCTAGACTATACCACACATCTTTTAGAAAATCATTAGTGGCAAGAACATCTATACACTCCCATTTTGGGCTGTCTTCGCTGAAACTGCAATGATGATATTCGCCTTTAACATTGATATACGCCGACATTATACTACTCTCGCAGCTTTCCGAACAAGACTTTAATTCTTTCTTCTTTTTGTCTGAAATATCCATCTGTTCAACGCACTTCTCAAACTTCGGGGCAGAACATGAATCTAGGCCAAAGTTGATGCCGATAGACATACAATGCTGCACAAGGTCTGCATACTCTTTGTATGACAGAGAATTGTAATGATTAGCAGCGCGGCCCTTCGGCTTTACCCCAAGGAACACAACGGCGTTCATGCCCTTCAACCGCTCATCCGTCTTCATGTCCTTCACGACTTCATAAACGAAGGGCAGAGTTTCTTGGCTAACCATCAAATGAATGTTGGTCTGTTTGATGCCAAGGTCAACAAATTTCTTGACTGTGTTGTAGCAAACATTTTTGTCAGTCTGGTATGCGCTCACAGCAACGGCACCAACTAGCTTGGCGCATTTCTGTGCCATATCATCGTCAAGGTCAATCCCGCTCAAAGTGAAGTTGGGAATGATACCGTTTGCGCGGGTATATTCCATCATTTTGAGGAAATCGGGATTCGTCTTCACGCCAGTAATACCAAAAGCAATCTGTGTCAACGCCTTTGGCATCTTATCAAAAATTGCCTTAAACGTCTCAAAGGTCATATTTGTGGCTGGCGTGCTTTTGTTGGCCTTATAGCAGAAAGGGCAAGCATTAGGACAGCCGTTAATGCTTATCTCTATGTCCAAAATTTCAGGCCCGATTGGAGAAAACTTCGGGTCATCGTCCTGATTCTTGCCCCACCGCGCAAAAAAGCCAGTTCGTTTGTCAAAAGTATAGTTGTAAGTATCTGACTTGACAGCCTTGAACTTATCGTTTTCCTTAACGATAAACTTCTGGCCGTTGATGTTGTAGTGATAGACCTTCGTGTTATCAGTATTCGGCATTTGTTTTCTTGCGCCCTTTCAGCCCAATTTAAGCCCGTAGTACAACGCCTAATCAATGTATCGTCAAAAGCCGTAATCTTTCTAAGCCTTGATGCCTTTATTTACCAAATGTTCCATGGAGTAATCGCACTCTTTAGGAACTGGACCACCTTTCTTTACCCGCTTGCTATGATACGGACAAAACCAAGTTTTGCCAGTAAAAAGTTTCTGGTCTTCTTCGCCAAAAATCCAATTCATATTGGCGTACATGCTCTTTACACATTTTTGGCAAACAGTTTGGTTAATCATGCGTCACCTTTTAACCATCACACTCATAGAAATAGTCTTCCGGTTTTAATCCTATGGCTTGTAAGAATTTTTCCATTCCAAAATTATCCATTATCGTATAGCCTTCGATGGTAAAAGGTGTCTCTTTAATGTTTTCCCACCTATCGCCCAAGAAGTCGTCGTGGTTCCCAAAAGGATGCCATTTCAAGACTGTTAAAGCATATTCGGCATGATTCATAATGGCTTTGAACTGCAATGGGTTCAATGCTTTCTTTTGAATAACAAAAGAAGCTGAACTACTATTGCTGACAAAACCTTGCCGGTGCTTCATGTGTCTATTCGCTCCCTTTAGGTGTATCGTCATTCTGAACTATATTTTCAGGACTTTCTTCTATAGGCTCAGCAACTTCTACATCTTGAGTATCTTGCGCGGCTTGTGGTCCTGAAGTCTCTTGAATACCTTGCGGCCCACTTTGCGTACCATCCTGCGGTCCAGAAGGTTTACCAGACATGCCCGTTGAACCTGTAGCGCCTTGATTTCCTTGTGGGCCTACCGTTGTCCATTGTCCAGCAGATTCGGGCTTTCCCATATCAGCCTTGTATTTCTGCAACAAGTCAATCAGCTTGTCCAAATCCTTTTCTCTCAAAATAAAGCAATCAAAATCACCGTATTTGCACTTGTAGCCGAATGTATATTTAATTGCGTGCCACAAACGCACAAAGAACGAGTGATATTGATAGAGGAAAACAGACGTATAGACTTCTCTATATTCCTTTTTATCATCGCTCATATACGCAAATTTCAACGTATGTTCATCGCTGTGGCAAGCACAATCAAAATATTTTGATTCTTCCAATTCTTCAATCGGCATGTCTCAAGTCCTTTCTCTTAACGAGTACCGCTACTGCCAAATCCACCAGCACCTCTCACTGTATCACTTAGCGTTTCACATTCAAGGAAATTCGCGTCCTCTGTTTTGACGAAAAGAATCTGTGCTATCCTATCACCTTTGTTGACGTGGAATGGAGTATCAGAATGATTCACCAATATTGCTTTTACTTCGCCACGATACGAACAGTTGTGTAAACATAGACCATTGCCAAAAAAATTGCGATTTTTCTCAACAGTTAAATGGTAAATTGGTTTCGTTTCTGTTTTCTCTATGTTTTTAACTCTTGCAAAGCGCATTTTATTTTCTCCTCAAAAGCAACAAAAAATTCCTGCCTGTTCTCGTTCCAGTCTTTCTCACAAAACCTCAACACATTATATCCCAATAAGGCTAAATCGTTGGTTTTTCTTTCATCATCTTGCCAAATTTCTTTTGCAAAACGCTTCAATTTTGGATGTAAATAATCTGCCGAATAAACACGCGGGTCACAATGCCACCACGTTCCGTCAAACTCTACAGCTATTTTGTCACACAAAACAGCATCAATGAAGTATTTATGGCCTTCACGAAACACACATTTTTCCTCTTCAAATGGATATTCAAAAAATCTTTCTCTCAAGAATTTTACAACGCTTAGATGAAAATGGCTTTTTCTTTTAGCGACTCCTTTTGCCGCACAAACTTCGGAACAATATTTTCTATTCTCATATTTTTGAGCGGAAAAAGGCTTCTTACACGTTGGGCATATCAAAAAATCTCGACGATAATTATTATAACACTCAGTTGAACAGAATTTACACGTTTTAGCTCTGAATCTAAATACCCACATCAGTTTGCCACAATAAAGGCAACCAACATGTTTCCCTTTATTATGTCCCACTGCATAATCTTTGTTCCCTTTTCTAAATTTGCTAAAGCATAACCTAGAGCAGAACACCGTTTTTTGGTAATTTATTTTTTCAAATTCTTTACCGCACTGCTTACATTTTACTTTTTTTCTATTTTTAAGAGGGTTCCCATGTAGCTCAACATACTTCATTTTGCATTTTAACGAACAAAATTTTGCAAGTGTACGGCATCTGTCTACATAAAAATCTTTATGGCACATTAGACATGTTTTGGCTGTTCTGTGATACTCTTTTTTGCAGCCAGCCGAACAAAAATTTGCATTTTTTCTTGACGGAATAACATAAAAATCATTATGACACATCAAGCATTTCTTAACTGTACCAGTCTTACGAACTTTTTGTTCTTTATAATGCGAACCATAACATTTGCGGCTACAGTATATACTTACATTTTTATTGCTTCCTATAATTTCCTTATGGCAATATATACATTTTTTCATACGTATCTCCAGTATTAGTATTCCACCTACTAATATAGAGATATAAAATTATTATGACACTTACTTTGGAATGGAGTTAGATATTCAGAACTTCATCTTCTAACGTCAACTCACAAGCTTTAACCCAACCTCTCTTGGTAAAAAGTTCTTTGTTCTTTGGTATTTCAACCATTCCCGAATCAGTCGTAATTTTCAACAACTCTAAGTCATTTACCATCCAACAATCTGATACCACATCTTCTTCTACTTTATTTGTTTCCTCATTATAAGATAAAATTATACTCTTGTTTTTATCGGCAAAAATATCTTCTACATTTCTAGTTCCATCAATTGTACTTATTTTCGTCCCTTTTGGAACACAATCTACAGTACCGGGACTGTTTAAAACGGTTACGCCCATTTTCAAAGCCATACCACTACGTGGGCATACCCAACAAACATAGCCTTGTGGCAATTCGATTTTTAGACCTATCGAAAATGCACCTCTTTTACCAGAAAGCAAACTGCCTTCTTCCACTGAATAAACGTCATAGCCATTTGAACCGGCTTCAGCTTTAGTGGGCAGTTTGGCGTCTGGATGAACCTTGACAACTTTTACATCAATAGCCATGAACAAATCTCCTCAAAGAAAGAGTCAAAAACACTTACTTACATTATACGCGAGAGGCTTATTGTATTTTGAATAAACGGTTGTTAGAACAAGTCTTTTTAGGAAGGTTGAAACTGAGCAGATAAGTATTGATGGCCTCTGACACAACAGGCTCTATGTTTTTCTGTTCATCGTCTTTGCTGATAAGCACAACAGCCACATTAATCCATATCAAGGTCTGTTTATTGTTTTCGTCGTTGAAGAAGCTTACCATATCCACATTGATATTATCTATCTGCCAAATACCGATTCGCTGTTTCAATTTCAGGCCGATTTTTTCAAGATAGTCCTTGAACTTTTGACAGAAAGCCTCTCTGTCTACAAGTTCCGCATACTGATATACCAATCTAGCCCTGCAAACCTGTATGTCGGACATGTTTAGCCCTTGTTCCATCGGCTCACACCTATCCCTAATTTTGGCAAAAATCAAATTATTATGACTCTTGCACGTTGTTTAACTCAAGATGTTTTGCTAGGAACAATGCTTCTGCTTCGCGGGGTCCAAGAGTAATGATAGGCTTATCCAACGGCTTTTCTTTGATGCTCCAATCAGACGGCGGCAGAGACATGAGATACTTCGCTTCTGTTACCAAGGCAATATTATCTGCCTTCTTCATTACATCATGCTTTAGCTCACTGTCAGTTATTTTGAAGTGTTCTAAAACAATTTTCTCAAGATTGCTTTCAATCATCTTATAGTTTGGCAAATAAGCCTTAACGGGTCTTGTAATGTCTGAAAGATAGGCTTCGCTGTCATCATGATGCAAACCATAGAACTGAAACTCTCTATCATAGCCCAAGTCTTTAATAATGTCGGCCACAAAAACTGCGTGTTGAGCTACTGAGTAGAATGAAAGCGAATGCCCGTTAAATCTGCAAATGTTAGAAAGAGCATGGGCTATATCTTCAAGACAAATATCATCGGCTGTTGGCTCTAGTGGCCAGAACTTTCTTCCCGTGAATGTTTGTATCCAGTTGCTATTTCGTTCCATTTTCTTTGATACCTTTGAGAGAATTAGACGATACACAAACAGGAGAACAGAACATGATACGACGATGTGTTGGCTGCGGGTATTGCTGCCGGAAAGCACCATGCACATTGGCTATATTTACTTTTGGGTTCATCACAAAATGCCCCGCCCTTATTTGGGACGTTAAGAAAAAGCGTTATTGGTGCGAACTTTGTAAGCGCGGCAAACAAGCCAAACAAAACCGTGGACGACTTGCCATCGGTGAAGGCTGTTGTTGCTCGCTCAATACAGACCGCTTAAAAATACCACCACCGGATTCATTCGTTCAATAGTTCCTTGCAAGTCTTGTCCTCATTCACATTTACATTTGGCGCGATGTACGGCAAAGCGTTCACCCACTCATTCGGTACAGATTCTAGGAAAACGCGCTCACCTTTGATTGTAGGAAGTAGTGGACCGGCCATTTGATTCTGTAATTCCTCCACGGCATTAGTTTTGGCCGTTTCAACAGCATCACTTTCTTTGTTGGCAATAACCACCATTTGATAGGTGACCTTTACCAAAAAAGCTCTAACTTCTTTCCGCGTGTTCTCTTGTTCAGACATAAATCAATCTCCTTCCAAGTGCCATTCTACACCGGGAAGGAGATTGTTTTTTGGAACTTTTGAAAAATCCGCTCTTTTTATTCGTCCAAGTCCGCTTCGATTTCCTTGCCCCACTGCTTGAAATACTTCTCGTAGTTTTTCATGATATCCAGACAATCCTCTTTCGTCAAAGGAACGTCTGCAAGCGCAATCACATTGTTCAGCGCAAACATATTCGTCTTGCCGCTGTGCTGGACCTTCACAAATGCCGTGAACTTTTGCTTTGTCATCGTTTAATCCTTCCACATTTCCTTTTGAGAAGACAAACGTACTCCCGCCTTACATTGCGGATAGTCGCCAAACCTCTTTCCAACCAAAGGCGATTCAGCAAGCACCCTGTAATACCGGCCTGAGTGTATTGAAACGAAATCACCTTCAAGAACAACGTCATCAGGCTCCAAATCTTTTACGATTTGAAGCCCGACAAACTCCGCTTTCTTTTCCAATTCTTCGCGGGTTAGAGGCAAGCTAATCATGTTAGTCTTCCCACTTTCCTTTGACCGGCAACTCAAAAACCTTGGCCAGATAGTCCTCATCCTCTGGAAGCGTACCAATCCGAAGCGTACTGGAATAGGTTTCTTCCATGCGGACTCTATCAGCCCAAACGCTGAAAGTGCCAGCCGAAACCGGAGTCTCGCCTTCCTCAACAAGCTGACAATGTTGATTCATGTGGCTTGTAAAACGGTAGATGATTTTGCCGTCCTTCTCGACACGCACGAATTTGTACATGTATTTCGCGGCTTTCATCTCTGCAATGGTAGGCTGGCTAATGAAAATCATTTTAGTAGTCATCCTCTCCCCATGCTTCACCGGCATCCATCGGGTCAAAATCACTTGGCGGGCAAATCGGCACTGTAGCTCTGGAAATCGGAACACCCTCATCAACGCGAACATCCGGGTATTCCTTGCGCGCCTGTTCCATTGAATCAAAAGCTTCAAGTCTCACATTGCGCTCTTGACCGGCCAGAACAGAACCTTCCTCATACTCACCAAATCCCCAAAGCCACACGTCACCATTGGCTTCCTGAATGAGTGCAAAATCATCCAGTTTCGGGTATTCGCGCTTCACTTCTTTCAGAGTCTTTGCCACAGTACCAATCTCCTCTACTACATGTATCGTCAAAAAGGCTCAAAAATTATAATGCAAAATTTATATTCTTCAATCCCAACTACTCACGCATAGCCTTATCAACAGCTTTGTGAATCCGAACATGAAGAAATAGCATTCGTAAATCGCATTTTTCACCAGCTTTTCTCATTTCTTCTAATGATTGCAGCACCAATTCTTTATCTGGAACATCATCCCATTTTGCTATTTCACCTTTTGCTCTTTTGTACTCAGCGTCTTTGATATAACAGTGAAGTGATATGCCAAGAATTACAATCAAGACAAGGATGCCAAGTGCCCAAAAATACGGTTTGTTGTCTTTGTTCTCGTATGTTTTGTACATATTACAATCTCCTTGTTTCATTCTTCCCTTTTTCAAATGACCGCGTTGAAATAAGCCAGTCCCATTATTATGTATCGTCAAAAGCGCCCGATTTTATCAACCTTTCAAGAAATCAGGTCACTTATGGAACATTTAGGTATTCCGTTGAAAGCCATCAAAAGGTAAACTAAATCCTGTAAGTCGTTATGCTTCTCTGACTTAACTGTTTCGCCATTCAGATTGCAGGTTGTTAACACCAAATCCTGAGAAACCGTGGTGCAAGTCAAGCGCGCCGTATCAGTTACAGGCACCCATTCAACACCATTGAAAAATTCGATGTATTTTGGAGCTATCTTGCGAGTGGCGTAGTAATCCTCTTTACTCTTGCCGTCTTTGATGAATGGAACAACGTCGTCTTTGACCCGTAGAAGGCACGTGGTGGGCACTGTAGGCTTCTTATCCCGCATTTCGTCCAAGAACCGCAGTATGCCGTAAAAGAACGCTGCTTTGAGGCTCTTTGAAACGAAGACCTTGCGCATGGAAAACTTGCCTAGCTCGTCTTCATTCGTTACGCTTGTTCTCATTCCATGCCAAAAGGGATTCTTGGAAGGCTTCAGACCTTCCTTGGCAATGGCTGCAAGATTCGTACTAGGCGTGGAATGGTAGTACATCTACAAATCCCTCCACCTTTATATCGTCAAAAGTGGCAGAATTTATCAAGAAAAGCAAGCCAAAGCAACTTGTTATTACAAGCTGTTTAGCGCCTCTTGCTTTTCTGCGCGGGCTTCTTTGTAGCCTTCTTTTTAGCCTTTCCTGTAACACAATGAGAAACTTTTTTGACCTGTTGACTGAAATAGCTACAATTACGCCCACCATCGAATATAACGCCAACCACGTCATCGTTAAGTGTGCTTTCGCTTATCTTGATAATAGTGCCTATACAACCATACGCCGAATCGTCAGCCTTTGTAATCTTCACTCTGTCATTGAACTTAATGATGTTGCCAGCCGAATCCCTGACATCCTTTTTGGCAGACTTCACAACTTCATCATTGAACTTGATGATATCATTGTTGGCAGGTATGAGGACTTCCAATTCATTGCCTTGAAACCTGCGCGGGAATCGTTCTTCGCTATAATGTACATTCACCATTCCGCAGTCAACTGATTCTACAACAGCACTCTGAGTCTTGAACATTTCTTCATCATCTGGTTCTACTTTAGCCATCCTAACCTTGTCACCAACTTTGATTTCCATTCCGTGTGCATCCCTGACTGCTACTGGTTCCTTTACAGCTTCGGGCTTCTTGTCAAACATTCCCTTGCTCTTGAAATGCTTCCATACTTTGACAAAGGCAACTAGCTCTTCAACATTGACTGCCGTAAAGATTTGTTCGTGTTCTTCTTTACGCCATACTTCAATGCACTCTGTTGGCAAACCAATCTCTGTGCTGAGCGTCTGGATGAGATAAAAACCAGCGCCTTCCAAGTATTGCTTCGCTTTGGCATAGTCATTAACAGTTTTAAGAGAAGCATCAATTTGTCTCATGCCGTAGGGATTCATCGCACCAAAACCTCCAAAATGGACACCGGGGCACTGCATTCCACTATGAGCGAACATTTGTACATCCTTTCGACAAAAAGACCATTCTCAATACCAAACCCTACGGTCTGTATCGTACAAAGTCTTTTGCTTTATCAAGAAAAATTTTGGATTTTTCAGGACAAAATTGACGTTCTATTTTTGATGAACAATTCGCCTGTTTCTTCGGCCACGACATTACCCACGCTTTTTTCTGCCATTCCAACAAGCATACCATAGCGGTTGAAAGGGCGCTCTATAAGCCCAAAAGCAGGGTCATTAGCAATTTCCAACCAGTATACGTTGTCTTTGGGGTGACTTTTTATACAAACACAATTCTGGCCGGTAGACAACCTATAATAGCCGCCTTGTTTAAGGGTTCGTAATGTATTATTGTCCATTAGAAAACCTATTTTTTGCTATGCGTTTGCAAAATTGACACATGCCACATTTCGGGCAAACCTTATCGAAATTGGTATGTTGGTATCCGCAAGAAAAACATGTGATTGAAACTGCTGGCGCGGCTCCATTAGCCATACCGCCACAACCATTGTAAGGACAGTAAGGTTTTCGCTTCGCTCCCATAACATCTAAGTATACAAAGAAACCAGCTAGATTTCACAAAGAAACTTGGGGCAGTAGTATAATGCTGGTATGGAGAACAATCAGAATGATACCCTTTAACGCCGGAATCTATTTGCTAGAATTGGGCGAAAAATTAGAAGCATATTCAAGGGAAATCGAACAAGTATTAAATCTACAACAAGGAAGCATCCGGCTCTCACTACACGATTTTCAATCACTAGGCTATCTTGAATGTCAACGAGTGCTAAAAGAATTGAACGACACTATTCAATGGGTTAAAGAAAATCCATCAGAAATTCCTGTTCTATGTAAACTGGTCAACAATCAAAAGTGTGCGTCGTCTGGAACTAAAACATCTTCAAAAGTGTAGCCACAGTTTTTGCATTTATAGACGCCGTACTGCTCGCCATATTCCCAATCTTCTTTGATTTGCTGCAAGACTGATTCAAAATGATGAACACGCCTACCTATTGTCGGGTTCCAAAGATGATTTTTGGTACACAGAAAATTACTTTTTTGTCTGGCAATGATAATTGCTGGAAGAA